TTGTGGTGCTTCAAATCTAACTCCTATTTGTACTGGTTTTGGTTCTGTTGGTAAATCATATTTTTCAGCTAATTGTTTTCCAAAGTCAATTCCTGATTTGCCTACACCAAAAATAAGTCTATCATAGTTAAATTGTGATATATCTGTATAAACTTCTTGTTTATCAAAATCAATATTAGTTACTTTTTCTTTCCATCTAAATCTAACATTATTATCGGTCAAATATGTATACCAATTCTTGCCAATTTCATGTAGATAATCAGTTCCTATATGCCATACAGGGAATAATCGCAAACCAAAATAAGGCTTAATAAATTCCGGTTCTTCTACGGGATGAGAACATTGAATTACTTCAGGTTTTGGGTGAAATCTTCTAAAATTATCAATAACCTGATCCATTAATTCCATAGCTTTTTCATCACCACAGTATTTAGACATATGACCTCCTATAGATGTATGATAAGTTAATTTACCATCTGACCATCCACCAGCACCCATAAAACCCGTCATTACTTCTTCAGGTTTACGATTAAAAGGATCATTACCCATATCAATTACAGTAATATTACCTTTATAATTGTTATCAACTAATTTTGTAGCTGCATTTACTCCTGCAACTCCGGCTCCTATTATTAATGTGTTTTCCATATTGCTATATATAATAAAAAGAGAGCTGTAGACCAAATGAGGCCACAGCTCTCTAAAATTTAATTTATCGTTCGGCTATGAATCGAACTTTATGTTATTGAGGTCCAAAAGGATTATAACCTCCTGGTGACCCAGGGAAATTTTTCTTAGGTTTTTTTATAGGTGGACTAATACTTCTTGCTCTTGTTTTAGGTCCTTTTCCTTGTTGAGTACCCATACCCTGTAAAGTTACAGTATCTAATAATTGACTACAACTAAAACTACCATCAAATGGATCACTAGGGTTATTTAAAATGTACATGTAACCTTCAGGACATTTTCCCCCACCAGTTAGATCCTCTTCCTCAACTTCTCTCATTGGTCTAGATGGTTTTACATTAGAGGTACAGCAACCACAATACTCACTTCCTGCAGTATTATTTCCTGTATCACTACATCTTTGACAAAATTGAGCTTGTGATAAAGGCATTTGTAAACCTGTAGCTAAGAAGTTTGCAAATGTTTGACATATATTACGTTCTTCTAATTTTTTAAGTTCTTTTTTAACTTCATTTGTAATAAATTCTCTTAAACCTCTTCTAGATCTTTGTTGTCTTTTTTGAGGAAATTTACCTGGACCTTTATCTGGATCTTTAGGAGGTATTCCTGCTTGACCAGGATTATAAGTTACTACATTATCTTCATATTCATAATCAGTATTACAACAAGCACATTTTTGTGCTATATCGTCAGGCCAAGAATTTGATTGACATTTAATGCAATATTGGTCTTCTGCTGACATAGTTGTACCATCAACACCAGTTACTCCAGGTGATATTCCTAAAGATATTGCATATTCTTCTAAGCTTCCTTCAAAACATCCTGATGCTTGACATTCTTCTAATGAACCAAAAGGACCATTTGAATCTTCTACACATCCAGTACAAACATTACAAGAATAATTTGAACCCGTTGCTCCTGTATCTAAACTTCCTGTACAACAATATTCTTCAAAACCTGAAGTTATAGTTGATGGATATCCTGTAATAGCCCAAGTTCCATCTGAATTAAAACCAGGACCTTCACTACCAGAAGCACAATACATTGCTCCATAATTACTTGTTGTATTTATTTCTGTTCCTTCAGGACATGTTAAACTTCCTGTTTGTTGTTCATTTAATGAACCATAGTGAGAAAAAGAAGATGTTTTACCAAATTTATTTTCTACTACCCATTTTTTGTAGTCAAATTTTCCTATTGTCATTTTTTTAATTGTTTTATAGTATCTGCTATTATTTCTTTTAATCTTCCTAAATCTCGTTTATCTTGTTTTTTAGGAGGTGGAGGTACTACTGGTTTAGATTTTTGTTTTAATTTATCAGGTCCTTTATCTGGATCTTTTTCAGGTCCTTTATTTGGTGTTTTAACAGGAACTGCTTGATTTGGTGTATCTGATTCTTGATTACAACATTCACATTGCATACTAATGTAAGTAGGATCTTCACAAGATTGACAAATAAGATCTTTAAAGTCTTGTGGTAATTCATTAAATGGACCACAGTCTGTATTAAAATCAAAGTCTCCTTGAGTAAAATTAGTTGCATCTCCCCCTGCAGCTCCTGTAAAGGCATCTGAAGAAGTACTTGCTGTTACTGTAGGACCATCTGTTGGTGTCATTGCACTACCTGATGGGCACCAATATTCTATTCCACCATAGTCATAATAATTTACTCCATCTATCATTGATTCTCGGTATAGTCGAGTTCCTTCATAACCAATACTTTCAAATCCTCCTACAATTTCATCTGATGTAAGTGTACCTACATCCCAATTACTATTAGGATTTACGTTAGTATTTGTCATATCAGGAGTAATTTGAAATTCTATTCCAGGAGCACAAGCATACTCTCCAGGGGTTTGTGATGAATCATCACATAACCCACACCCAATATATGTTTCAGCTTGTGTTATTTGTTCTTTTAAAGAGCCGTATTTATTTTCTACTACCCATTTTTTGTAATCAAATTTTTCTATTGTCATTTTTTTCTTTTTTCTAATGATCTACCACCAAAATAGGCACCAATCACTGTAATTAATACAAGCTGAAGCAGGTCTGTCCATTTTTCTTCAACAGTAAATTGTATAGTTCCTGCGTCTATAAATATCATAAGAACTGTAGAGACAACAAGAAATATAAGAATCATTGGTCTTACATTTTTACTTAACCAACTATCTGAATTCATATCAGCTTGCCAACGGTCAGTTATATTACGTTCCATTTCAGCTTCATGACTTAATATTAGTTCTTTTAATTTTCTTTTTGCTTCTAATTTTTCATCTTTTGTGGTTATTACATTATCTAATACACCTCCTACCGATTCAACTAATTTACTAGCTCCTCCGGAAAATAACTTATTTAACACTTTCATAACGTTTTATTTTTAATTATACATATTATTTTTTTTCAGGTTTTATTCCTGCTAATTTTTTAAACCTATTAATTATAGATTCTTTTAAAAATGGTTTTTGTTTTAAAAGTTTCTTTTGATATTTAGGATATTTAGGTTTATCAGGAGTACCTATAGTAGGTATTCCTTCTGGACTAGGCATTCCTTCTGGACTAGCTGTGTCAGGAGCTAATGGCATTCCTTCAGGTTCAAAATTAACTCCCTCTTCACAACAATCACAATGCACATTTACATAAGTAGGATCTAAACACTGATTACAAATTAAATCTCTAAAATCTTGAGGGAAATTTGGGTGATTAAATCCGTCACAACCTGTTATCATATCTGTTGCATAACCCGTATTATCAATCTGTCCTTCACAACAATCACAAGTTATATGTGATGGTAGATTTTGTAATGCCCATTCGTTAGTATTTGAAGGTGCAACTGCGCATCTACCACAAAATTCTTGAGCACTATTAAATCCTGCACATATATCACTTGTTCCAGCTGGAGTACCACAATCTGCAAAATAATCATTTAAATCAATATTCATACATGCTGAACATCCATCCATTTCACATTCTTCTAATGAACTATAAGGACCATTTTCATCTAAAACACAATTACCATTAATAACACCTCCTCCTATACTTGCTTGCATACATGAATAATTTGTTGTAGGATATATACAACTCCCATCATCAATAGAAGCTTCTGGATTATAATTTTCTGAAGTAGGATCTGTACAACCTTCTATAGGTACATCTTGACAACATGTACACATAGATAACCCAATGTTATAACTGTTCATAGGATTATTAAAATCAAAACCTCCTTGTCCTGCCCAACAAGCAGGGCAATATTGTCCTGGATTTATGTTAACACTAGTATTACATATAACATTACATATGTAATCTTCCATTTCATTAGGAGCAACAGGATCATTAGCTAATCCTTGATTAACAGCTGCTTGATTAGGAAAAGGTATATTATTAAGTTGTTCATTTAATACAGCTAATCCATGAAGTTGAAGTGCCCATTGACTAAAATTAGCACATCCATAATCATACTGACAAATAAAAGCACCATATTGAGAATCACCATTAGCATTTGGGTCATAATTTAATGCAGCAGGATCAGAACATCCTTGTCCAGGTCCAAGATTTTGTTCTTTAATGATATTTTTTAATTTTAATTTCATTTTATTTTCTTTTTTTATTTTTTAGTCCTGCTAGTTTTTGCATTCTATTTATTTCCGGATCAGGTGTAGGTCTAATTGGAAAAGATGGAGTACCTGGGTCTGGATTATCTGTAACTGCATCTATATTATAATTAACTCCTTCTTCACAACATTCACAGTGTATATTCACATAATTAGGATCTTCACATTGTTCACAAATAAGATCTCTAAAACTTTGAGGAAAACCTATAGAATTAAATCCATCACATCCTGTAATCATATCTGTTGCATAATTAGTATTATCAACTTCTTCACAACAACCACAATTAGCCATTTGTCCTGTTGAAGTACTTATTTGCATTTCTGCTGCTTCATATCCTCCTACTTCACATCTACCACAAAACTCTTCAGCATTATTAAATCCTGTTCCTGGCCATATTATAGTATCAAGATGAACAACACAATTAATTTCAGGACATGATTCGTTACATTCTGATTCAGATGTAAAAGCACCATTAGGATCTTCTACACAATATTGAGTGTCTGATCCTACTGTTGGTAAACAAGTATAACGTGGTTCTGGTTCTGGTTGTTCAGGGCAACATTCACCATTATTAGTAAGATCATTAAAGAAATCTATAACTTCTTGACCAAAACCGGTTCCTGTTGATGGATCATAAACAGGTGCTTCAAAAGTCATATAGCATGCTTGTGCTTGACCTTCTTCATCATAAGTGTTAAATTGAGTACAAGGATCTTCAGGATATTCACAACTTCCATCATCATAACTAGCATTTGAGTCATAATTTGTTGCAGTAATATCTGTACAACCCCCATATTCATCTTCAGGTTTTACACATCCTGTAATATCTTGACAAGATTCTAAAGTAGTAAAAGTTGTTTCTCCGTCTGCAGGTTCTGAACTTATTGATTCAGTACATTCTTCAGAAATAATTTGAGCAGGTGTGCCACTAGTAAGGGTTTCACATGTAAATACTGTATATTCACAAGAACCATCATCTTGAGTAGCTTCTTCATTGTAATTGTCAGCACTTTCATCTGTACAACCTTCTATAGGATCACCCGTAGTAAAATAATTACATGTACCATCATCTACTGTAGCATCTGGGTTATAATTTCCTGCTTGTGGGTCTGTACAACCTGGTATTGTATATTCACAACTACCATCATCTATAAATGTCCATGTTGCTCCATAAGTAGTTGGTTGATTATTAGGATCTGCCATTGGCCAAAAGTTATCTGCTTCTGGATCTGAACATCCTGAATAAACACAACAATCAAGACAACCATAATCAAAATTTGTCCATAGTTCTGTTGTGTTCCATCCTTCAGGAAGAACATCAATATATAATTGATTAGCATTACCTGAACCAACTGCAAAGTTTTGTGATACACTAATAAAACTAGCATTATCTGATTGTTGATCAGCACATCCTTGACAAGGACCTGGAAGTGTAGCTTCTGGGTCATAATTAACAGCTATTAATTCTTCTTGTTGAGTTTCTATATTAAAATATGTTGAATTATCCATACAACCTGCACATGATTCATACTCACAACTTCCATCATTTACTTCAGCATTTTCATCATAATTACATGCACCTTCTTCTGTACATCCAGGTACAGGGTAAACACAAGAACCATCATCTACATTAGCAGTTTCATCATAATTAGTTGCATTTTCATCAGTACAACCTTCATATTCACAAGATCCATCATCTATACCTGCTTCTGGATTATAATTGATTGCATTTTCATCTGTACATCCGGGTTCAGGATATACACAACTTCCATCATCTTCAACAGCTCCTTCATCATAATTTATAGCTGTTTCGTCAGTACAACCAACTACAGGACGATATTCACATGAACCATCATCATATGTAGCTTCAGGGTTATAATTTTCAGCATTTTCATCTGTACAACCACTTTGATCAGGACATAAAATTGGGTCAATATATATTGTTCCTAAAGTATTATTAGAATAAAGATAAAAACCATAACCTCCTTGTTCGTCCCCATTCATGTTATAAATGTTATCTGAACCATATGCTACATTTTCATCAACTACTTGTGCTATGTAGTAAAAATATTCCATACCTACTGTTAATTCCTCACAGGGTAAATTCCATGTAAATTCTCCTGTGTTTGGGATATATTGTCCTCCTGCTTCCCAATTTACATTTATTTGTCCTGCTCCTGCACCACTAAAAGTAGCATATATAGGTAAATTAGGACATCCTCCTGTCCAATTAAATGTAGTAGGATTTTCAGATATAAAATCTGGTTGTGCTATAATTTCAAGTGGAGGACAAGGTTCGTCTGGTAGTTGTGAATCACATGAACCATCATCAATTTCAGCATTTGGGTCATAATTATATGCATTAGGATCTGTACAACCATAAGGATTATAACCATCACCTCCTCCAATACATCCTATACTAGGGGTTCCAACTATATCGACATTTTGAAACATATAATCATGATAATATCCTATAGATTCAAAACCTGGTAGATATTCATCAAAATTTAAAACAAAAGGATCAGTAAAACCATCATCGTTATTTACAATATCATCTGTATTTAATGTAAAAGGAATAGTAGGAGTACACACCTGCATACCTGCATAATAGGGATTATCAGCAGAACACATTGAGCAACCTAAATAAGTTACAGTATTTGCTTGTTCTTTTAGAAGATACTTAGATTTCCATTTTTTATAATTAAACTTCCCCATTATTTATATTTTTTATTATCTTCATAATCTCTTAATAATAAGTTTCCTTCTAAGTATGCTTCTTTTTCCATTGCTCTCATATGTTTATCATCTTGAGCGTATGTTGGAGACATATTACCACTTACATCTAAATCACCTCTTTCATTTTGTACATGATGTATTATTTCATGACAAAAAGATCTAAGTATATCTTTAGGATGTCTATCTGTTATAAATATAACAATAGTTTGTTCTCCAGGATCATAGTATGCTGTACGACCTAATATATTTTTAGCATTTTTAGGGTCTTGTTTTAAAAAAAGTTTAGGAGGTTGTTTAATGCTAAATTTTTCTTTAGCATTACTGTATAATTCTCCAAATATTTTTTTATATTCCATTATGCTTCAGGTTCATCAGGGGTTGGTGGTGGTGGTGGGGGCGGTATAGTTGGTAATGATGGGGGTGAAGGAGCTCCTCCTCCTTTTGGAGATGCTTCTTCTTCTTCTCCTTGTTTTTTCATAATAGGACCTGTTAATAGTCTATTTATGTCTTTTATAGCATTATTTCTTTCTTGTAAGTCTGCTAAGTAATATTCTTTAGTTCCTATTTTAACCATTAATGAAAATTCTTCATAAATTATATCAAAAAACTGATTATTATGTAAAAATATTCTATAAGAAGCAGGAATAGAATTAACTGCTTTTAAGTTATTTACAAAACGAGGTATAGGATTTATTTTAAGTTTATTTTCTAATGCATCCTTAATTTCAGGAGGCATAGGGTACCTTTTAGTTACCTCAGCTTCTACTAATCGTCTTATTACTTTTTTAATATTCATCATTATTTTTGATCAAGATATACTAATACTATATTACTAGGATCATTATTTTTAAATTGAACTATAGGTCCTTCTAAATATGTTCCTGCAGGTATTGCTATTGTAGCTACTCGACTTGTTATTGCATCTGCACTATATGGATTTTGATTTTGTCCAAATTCAACACTAGCTAAAGTTGCAGCTGCAGGTGCATATATTCTTGTTATTGTATCTCCAGCACTTGCTGTATAAGTAACACTTGCTGATACTGTTGTTGCTGTTTTCCCCATCTTATTTTATTTTATTAAGTTCTTTTATTATTTGTTTTTTTAATATTTCTTCTTTAAAAAGCCCTGAAGCTAATTGTTTTTCTTCTGAGTCTCGTTCCATCATTTCAGGATTATTTACTATTTCTTTAGCTGAATTTTTAAATTCTTTTTCACTCATGTCTAGTTCTAATTTCATCTTTTTATAAGTTTCATACTGTTTTCTAGCAGTACCTACAAAAGTTTCAGGAACTTGGGTTCCTTTTGAAGCATAATCTTGAATTATTTCTTCATTTGTCATACCATTATCAAACATTTCAAAAAATGTTTTCATAACTCCTTCCATAAGAATGTTTCTTTTAGCTTCTTTTCTATAAGAATCCATTCTTTCCATTAAGTTACTTTGGGTATCTTTAAAATATTCTCGCATTGTTTGTCCTGGTTGTGTTTTTCCTATTGAATTCATGGCTTTAGTTTGTTGTCTTATTTGGTCCCTAATTTGTTTTACTTGTTGAGAAGCATTAGCTGAATTTTGAGCTTGTTGACCGAATAGTTGATCTTTTGTTTTTTTAAATTGTATAATTTGGTCTTTAACTCCTTCAAGAGAGCCTCTTGCTGTTGATAATTCTTTATCTAATTCTTCTCTTCTTTTCTTTTTTAAATCTGGTGTAATTTCTTCATCTTCTTCTAAGTCAGATATTTCTCTTTCTACATCTATTATTTGTTTTGTTTGATCTCTTTTTTGTTGAATTGCATCTTGTAATTGTTGTTCTGTTTGGGCAATTTGTTGAGATATTTGACTTGTTGCTTGTTGTGTTTGTGCACTAATAGCTTTTAATTGTTCTCTAGTCATTTCTATATCAACTTGTGCTAAATCTTTTTGAAGATCTATTTTTCTTCTTGTAAATTCTGCTTGTTTACCAGGATCCATTTGTTCTTGTACCCCTATAAATCCACTTAAATTTCTTTTTTGACGGGGACTTGCTCCATAAGTATCATGTACCCCATAATAACTTCTTATTTCATTTCTTATGTATTCTCTTACTTGATCTTCATTTTCAAACATAGTTGTTTTATGTCTGTTAGGGTAGTTTCCATTATATTGATCTTTTCTATAATGTCCTCCTTCTCCTCCATAAACGTTTTTAAAGATATAATTTTCTATTTCAGACATATCATCTGCAAAAGGTCTAGGAGAAGTTATATCATTACCATCAGTAGCGTTTCCTCCACCAGCTCCAGTACCTGTATATTCTTGTATAAGTTCTATAATATATTCTTTTAACTTATCCATTTGATTCTTTTTCTACGTATTCTTTACGTGCTTTGGTAATATCTTTTATTTTTTTAGTAAATTCTTTTTTATTAATACCTCCTACCCATTTTTCAACTACACCATCTTCAGAAACATACCCTTCATTAGATGTGTTAACCATATCTAATAAATATGCTTCTGTTTCATTAATTATGTCAAGAGCATTTTTAGTTTTTAATTTTTTTATATAATCATCATATTTACCTTTTATTCTAAGTTTATGTTCAAATTCTATAACACAATCATGACATTTTTTATGAACTTTATAATTACTCTTGTCTAAAGGATGTTTTATTACTTTACTACATTTAGGACAACATAAGGGAGTAAATATTTCTTTTCTTATTGAACTTAATTTTGATACAGTTTTTTTTATTCCATTTTTTATAGTCCATGTTTTTCTTCCTTCTGTCCAAATGTCTCCTTCTTTATATTCAATTCTTTTTTTATTGTAACCAATTTGAGTTTCAGATGAAGAACCAACATCACCTTTAATTAGGTTTCTCATTCTTTCTACATCTCTACGTTTAAACTCTTTTTTTAACATAACTTATTTTTTAAATATTTTTTTAATAGCTTTTCTTAATCTTTTACTTTCATTAATTGTTCTTTGAACATCTCTATTAATAGGGCGATTTACAGATCTATTTGGATTTGTAAATTTATCACTAGTACTTGTAACTCTTGTCTCTGGTTGACCATCTTGCATAAATGGTCCATTCATTGAGTATTCATAACATTCATCATCAGTTGATGTAGGTAAATAAAGTACTTCTCCTGTAGATGAATAAGGTTCTGATACGCTAGTAACTCTCCAAATTGCGTCAGGATCCTGACCCCATTGTACATCTCTATAAGGTTCTCCATAATCAACATATACTCCAAGACCTGTTGGAATGTCAGCTTGTTCATTTACTAATCCTTCATCAATAGGTGGGTTATATATTATATCATCATCTGGCTCAAAATCATCCTCATCAAAATCTATAGTAGTTGTTGGATTTCCATTACAATAATAGTTACTATTAGGACCTACCTCAATTGCACAAGGTGATTCAGTATTACAAACAGCTGTTGCTTGTGAAAGACCAGTTGTATTAGGAACAAGTTCACCAAAATTAGTACCTGCAGACAATGTACCTGCATTTGTATAAACATTAGGATGTCCTGCAGAATCTACATGTACTAATGCAGGTACACAACAACCACCTTGACCTATATTACCATAATCATTAGGATCAAATTGTGTCCAATTAAAATTCATTAAACTAGCACCTAAAGGTAAAGCATCAGTAGGACATACAGCTGCTGGTACGTAAGGTATTCCTAAATCATCTCCAGGTCCTCCTTCCATTTGTGCTGTAAAACCTTCATAAACAACATATTCTCCTAAACCATTAGGGCTTGTTCCATCTACAAAAGGTGGGTTACCTCCAAATTCTCCATCAGGAGCATTAGGTCCAATTTCAGTTGCAGCTGATGGGTATCCTATAGACACACATCTAAGTGTTACATTTGTCCACATATCAGGACCACCAGGAGCTCTAGTTCCTTCTAGTTCAGCAATTTGATAAGCAAATGATAAATAAGCTGCATTACATTGTGTTATTGTTATATCCCAACACATTTCATCATACTCACAACTACCATCATCCATAGTAGCTAGTTGATCATAATTAGCAGCAGCTTCATCTGTACAACCATAGCAACCATAATCACAAAGTTGATCATTAGGTCCACATTCTGCTGTTGGATCATAGTTACATGCTGCTTCATCAGTACATCCATCAGTTAAGTAATTTCCATCACAATCATTACAAGTGTCAGGATATTCACATGAACCATCATCATTATATACCCATGCTTCATAACCTAACAGACCAAACATATTAGTACCTACTATACTATTACATGCTGTTGGATCTGGGCATCCTGAAAATATACAAGGTTCACAAGGAAGGCCTGTGTCATTATCTTCTTGGTTTGGAGGATCAACACATTCTACGTTAGCATTTGGATCATAATTGTCAGCTGTAAGATTTCCTGGGTTAGTAATAGTATTTCCTCCTTGCATACATCCTGGAATAATGTTAAAACAACAAGTATTTGTACCTGAAGCATCAAATATATTTTGATCATTATAATTACAATCTTCAATAGTAGCACCTATACTATCTATAAAGTCATCATCTAAATCTTGATTAGGGTCTCCTGTATTTTGTAAACATAGATATGGTACACCATCTTCTGCATCACATACATAGTTGTCAGCATTTCCATCTAAACAAACAACGTAATTACAGCCAAAATTTTGAGTTGCATCTGGTTGGTAGTTAGTTACTATAAATCCATTAGGTTCTAAACTCCAATCAGCTGTTGTATTTTCCATACATCCTAGAATAAATTCACATGAACCATCATCTTCAGTTGCATCAGGATTAAAATTTTCAGCATCAGGATTTGTACATCCTAATACAGGAGCTAATTGACAAGTTCCTTTATCAACAAAAATACCTATAGGTTCCATACTAAGACCATATTGATCTATACTTTCTTGACTCATTGGGACCCCTAAATCTGGAGCTCCATCACCATCAATATCAATAGATGTACACAAAAATTGAGCATAATCTCCATTACAAACATAATTTTCATAAACATATGACCCATCTTCATTTTGTTCACTATTTAAACAACCACTATAAACACAATAATCTATAGTAGGTACACTTAATGTTGTACTGTTAGCAGCACTATAAGCACCTATACCTGAAGCATCACCATTAAATCCAATTATTGTACAACCTAAACATGATTCATATTCACAAGAACCATCATCAAAACAAGCAGCTTCACTATAATTACAAGCATTTACATCTGTACAACCTGGATTATAACAACATGAATCATCATCAAAAGTAGCATCAGGGTTATAGTTAGTTGCACTATTATCTGTACAACCACCTAAATTTTCTATACATTCTATACATTCTTCTTCATTACCATTTAGGTCTATATTAATTTGATTTGGAGGATCTTCACATAAAGTATTAGCTTCTTCATCAAAGTTAAAAGCTAATGAATCTGTACAACCATAAATTATAGGTACACATGTACCATCATCTTCAGATGCATTTTCATTATAATTAAAAGCTGAAGGATCTGTACAGCCATCTACTTCATCAAATGAGAAAACTCCATCTTCATCTCCATCATATATACATGAACCATCATCTACAGTAGCTAAAGGATCATAGTTATCAGCTCCAGGCATTCCTGGATATTCATCTGGTAATACACCAGTACCATCTCCTAATGTTTGAGTTGTTCCTGCATATTCTGCAGCCCAAACTTCAGCAGTTAAGGTTCCATTATCTGTACAACCACCAACATAACATTCAGTTAGTTCTCCTTCTTGTACAATTCCTATAGCAGTATCAAGAACTAAAATTCCATCTTCATTAGGAACACACCAATCACTAAAACTAATATTTATTCCTGCTATATCTTCTGAGGCTAATTCAGAATTACAAAAATAATTGTCTGCTTCTGGAGTATTACACCATTCAAACACACATGAACCATCATGTACCATTGATAAATTATCAGGCATATTTTGTTGATTTGCTATGTCTAAATTATTACCTGAAAGAGGTGCAGGTTGTGTTATCATACATCCAGGACATTCTTCAGATAAATAACCTGTTCCTACAACAGGTATGTCTCCAGGTCCACTTTGAAAATTAAGCAAACCATCTGCTATCCAATTACTAAAATTAATATTTATTATCCAAGCATTTTGTAAAAGAGCTTCTTTATAATTTTCAAAAGTATTTGGAGTACCAGGTGCTGCCATACAATAAAGACTATCATCACCTGCATATGATTGACCTGGATAAGGGACAAATCCAGGATTTGTAAAACTGTCAACACCATCACAACAAATCCAATCAGCAGTTACTTCATATTGTTCACATTCACATTGAGGTCCAAGATCTCCACCATCTTGACAAACTACATAAAATAATTCAAAGGCAGGTTGTTGATTTTTACATTGGACTGCTATTCCATTTCCAAAAGGATATGGTTGATCTTTATCAGGTTTTGGTATTTTTGATACTAAGTCAAAAGGACTTGTTGGTGGTTTTAATATATTACTAAAATATTCTTGATCAAATATTTTTTGTTCTTTTAGTAACTTATGTGCTTTTTGTCTAATTCTACGTAAAATTGTTTTTTTCATATTTTAAAAATCTGAGGCCATCCCACCTAAAATAAATTTACCTGTAATTTTAAATGGTACATTTGCTATATTTTCATCTCTTATTACTACTCCTTCATGGTTATCAACTGAACCCATAGGTGAATTTAATACTTTAAGTACTTCATCACCTAATTTTTCAGTTGCAAGATAAGTTGTAAAACCTTCAATAGCTTTTTGTTTATCTTCTTCAGATTCAAACAACTCATCTATGTTATCTCCTTTAAGGAGTGTAGTATATACTAATTTAGAGACAGCCCCAACTTTCTTTTTAGAGTTGTCTACATTCATAAATATAAAATCTTCTTCAGGAATGTTATTTAATTCATTTAACCATTGATCTAATGTTTGTGTTTTTTCTCCTTCATTAGACACTATTGTATAATTTTGAGAAAGTGCTGATGAAAAATTAGGTTTTTTACTCATTTCTGTAGGTACAGAACCATACACTTCAAATCCTTGTTCTTTAGCTGTTGGTGCTAAATTATCTAAAAGTGATTGTAAAGCGGACTTATCATAAGACACTTCAGAAGATACTCTTTTAATTAAAGGTCCTCTTTTACCCTCTACTTCTTTACTTTCTATTTTATTTAAACCATGTATTGCTATAAAATTAGAACCATAATCTTGTACATTAGTTTTTCCACTAACATATTCCATGTTAAATAATATATTAGGATCATCATAAACTCCTAATTTTTCTAAATCATTTTTTATAGAAGGTAATGCATTATTAAACATATCCAATACTTCTCCTCCTATTTTAACCATTCCATGTCCATCTCCAAACCTATCTAATAAATCATCTTTAGTAATACCTTTTATATCAAGTTCTTTTTTAGAACCTCTATCCATCACAAATTGTTTTTCACCATCTAAATCTATTAAACGAATAGAACTATTTACTCCATCTATTTTTACTGAACCTGGATTATTTTGAAGAGATTCTGCTGATTTATTAAATATATCCTTTAAATCACTACCTGAATTAACATCTGGTAAATTAAAAGGATGTGCCATATGTCCTGCTGCTCCTCCCTCTTTTAACAATATTTCATTTAAGGTATCTTTCCACCATCCTTTAGTAAACACATTTTCTTTTTTCATTCGTTGTGTTTTTTTCTTAGAAGCTTCTTTACGTTTTTTAATATATTCAAAAGCTGATTTTAAACTTTTTTTCTTTTGTGGATCTTTTGTTCTACTTAAAGCAGCTCTTACCCTTTGATGAATTAAATTTATAATTTGAGATTGACGTTTATGTGGTTTGCTTTTAAAAGATTTTTTATTTAAAGTGTCTACTATATCTTGTCTTGTTGAAAATTTTACTTTAACTGTATCTTTAGGATTTTCGTCTGTATATAATCTTCTTCCTGATCCTTTAGGTTTTTTACCTGTTCCTTTTTTAGGATCGGCTTCATTAACAGGTTCATAAGCAGAACCATAAGGAGCAGATTTACCTTTATGTTTAGCTTGTGATTTAGGGTCTATATTTTCTTTTTTAGTAAGTTTTCTTTCTCTAGGTCCTACACCACAATTAGTACTTTCTACATCTGTTACGACAACCGGAGCATCAAAACCCATTTGTACTTTATGTACTTTTACTTTATGATTATTTATAGGATAAATGAAAGTATCTCCTACTTTAGGAGTATCTCCATCAATAGTACAATTAAGCCAATAAGGAAAAAAGTCTCTAGGGCAATTTCCAAATTTATCTAAAACTTTACAATTACAAGCTTTTACATATCTTTGTATAAGTTTATCTTTAAAAGGTCTATATTCTTTTTGTTCAGATAAAGGTTTAGGTAAATTATAAGTATTAAGTCCTATTTGATCTCCTACATTTATATTATTTTCTTCACAATAACCTCCAGGCAATTCTAAAACATTATCTGCTCTTCCTGAATATTTAGGACATTGTTTTTCTTGACAAGGAGGGCAATCATGAAATATTTTAGTAACTTCATTATCTGCTATAAAAATTATATCTAAAGGAATTTTACAATTTTGGGTATGAAAAGTTCTTTTATCTATCCCATCATAAGGAAAAACCATACCCCCTTCTAATTTATCTCTTCCCATCATTCCTTGTACTTGTAATTCAGGAGTATCCATTACCTCTAAAGGTATAAATTGACCTTTTATTGAGGCAGTAGCATTTTCATTCATTTTTCTTCTTTTTCTTCTTTTTCTTCTTCTTTTTCTTTTATATTTTCTTGTAAGTGATCCTCTCCAACTTTTAGGTACTTCATAATATCTATTTTTTTTATCAAGTCTTTTAAGATCTTTTTTTATTTTTTTTAGTTTTCTTTTATGTCTAGCTTTTTCTCGCTTAGTCATCATCCCATACATTTCTTCATTAAGTTCATGAGGATGAAAAACATCTAATTTTATATCAGAATGGATATCTTTTAATTTACTTACTGCTTTTCTATTTGGTTCAGAATCATCAATAAACATTATATCATTATACCCTTTAAGAATATGGTCTTCTATCCAAGTAGCTTTATCTAAGGGGTCTGAAGATCCTACAGCTACAACGTAAACATCTAATCCTAATTCTTCTCTTAAATATCTTTTAACAGGATAAGCTAATAAACGAGCTGTTAAAATTGTTACTTTATCTACACTAGCATCATTGACATCTTTTTTTAACATGTCTACTATGTGTTGAATAGGGGTAGCTTCTTTAATTACACTATCAAATTCAGTAAAATCAAATTTATCTCCTGGTTGTTCTTGATAAACAGCAAATTCAGCAGGATCTAAAGTATCAATAGTACCATCTTCATGTTTTACTTTTATGTTAGCCCCTCTAGTAATAGCTAAAGTATCATCAAAATCATATACTCTTAAAGTTTTTCCTCCTTGTTGCTCATACATTCTTCCATACACTCCTGCTCTATGGTATTTGTAAGAAGGTGATATTGGTTTTTTAGGATTAGGATCATTTGTTTTTGCAAAATCTCTATAATGATCATTTGGGTCATATAAATCTTCATTTATAGAAGTTACTATATCCCATGCTTCTTCTTCTTGATCAGATGTTAAATGGTCAGGTAAATATTTTTGAAAGCTTTTTTTATCATTATTTTTTATAAAACTCCTCATTTCAGTACCTGAAACTCCTCCTGCTTGTGGAGGTACTAATACAGTTTCAAATTTTATATTTTTAGGATCCGCAAATTTTCCTATATTTTTAAATCTTTGATCATCTATATCTTTTTCTCCCATTCCTAAATAAACAGTAGATCCTTCAGGAGCTTCTTGTTCTATAAAATCGTAAACATCTCTTACGGGAGAAGGAGATTCTGAAGGTAAAATTGAAATACTAGTATCATCAGGATCTGAAGTTCTATACAAATTCCATAATTTAAGGGATATTTCTCTTGTAATTCCGTCTCTTACTCCTGATCCTATTTTAACTACTATTGTATCTGCGTCAGTATTATTAGCTAACCATTTAGCCATATTGTAATGACCAGCATGGGGAGGTTTAAACCCTCCAGGTAAAATTGCAATTTTTTCCATTTAATGGTTAGTTTTTGTTATAAATATAAAAAACTACAATAAGGCCATTCTTTTTTTCATTAAACTTGAAGTAGTAAGTTCTGTAGCTTTATGTAGTAATTTTGTAAATTTATTAAATCCTAATTCGTTAGGATCTTTACCTTGCATTTCTATAAAATAAATACGTTTTCCATAACCTATAAATGTTTCAGCATGTTTAAGGGCATCCTTTAAAGCATCATCATCTAAAGCAAGATATATTTTTTTAACATTACTTTTAATAATTTTTTTCATTAATGATGATGATATTTTTTTACCAAATAAAGGTATAGCATTACGTTTAATTGTCATTGCATCGAATACTCCTTCACATAAAATTAACGGTAAATCCCAGTTTATATACATTTCAAAACCAACTATATCCTTTGTTGTAGGAGCTAATTTATGTTTAATATATGCGTTTTTATCAAATGATCTACCTACATAATAATTAAGTATACCATTTGCATCATATGAAGGGATTACTACCATATTTTTTAAATCACCCTGTTCACTATAATGTATATCATATTTAACTATATCTTGTTGTGATATACCTCTTTGATCTAAATAATGTAAAGCATGTCTTGATAATACAGCAGATGAAGAAATTAAAGGTTGAACACCTTCAGGTAAATTAAAGGTTAATTCTTGTTTTTTAACTATTTGTTGTTTAAAATTATATTGTGAATCTATTTCTTTTAAGGTTGAATAAGTAGATCCCGGAGCTTTAGCTTTTTTAAGTAATTGATAAGCTCTATGACCTTTATAACCACAAACCCAACATTGAAATTTTTGTGATTGTAAATTAAATGTAAGTTTCTTTTTATGATGATTACAACTAGGACAAGTAAATACAGCTTCATCACCTCCTCTAGCTGATTTACTTCTACCTAATACAGATTCTAATAGTTGTTTTAAAAGATCTTCCTTCATACTATTATTGTATGAAAAATAAGTAACTAAACAAAATCTTTATCGAAAAATTTACCGAGAATATTGTCATTAAGGTAAGACCTACTTTCAAGCACACCAAGTGTGAACTGATATTTACATTCAAGATAAGTTAATTCTTTTTTATGGTAAGCAATTTCTAAAATTTCTCTTTTTAAGTCTTCTTCGTTTGCTTCTTTAATAAAACCATGTGAACCATAGTAATTTTTCCAATCACTTTCTTTAAGTACCCTCTTATATACAGGTGGGCGACCTTTACCTTCCCAAAGTGCTTTTTCTTTTTTACCTAATTTTTTCTTTAAATTATACATTAAAGACTTTTTACCAATGTATTTTTTATTTGTAGGTAAGTGAGTTGTTTGATAAACAAAGCCGAAGGCATTGTTTGGTAGATCAGAAATTTCATTGATTTCTGATCCTTTATATAACCATTTCATTTTTTTTATTTTTTAACCAGGTCCTGCTCCAATAGGGCTTACAGTATTTCCAAATTTATCTGTAAATGTTTTTTTATCTGGAATACACCCTTCAACAATGTGAACAATTTGAGTTGATGGCCCTACAGGACCTAATGTTTGAAAATTTTCATTTTTAAAATTATAACCATCAGGACAAACTATTGCTACTTTACCTCCTGAAGCAGGAAAAGCATTAGGAACTACAGCAGCTCCTTGTAGTTGTTCTTGGAGTATTTCTTTAATTAGATTTTTTAATGTACTTTTTTTCATAATTTTAGCTAAAATCTGCTTTTACTCCATAAAATTTAATAATATATTTACCAGCGGTATAAACACCGTCTGTTCCTGCATCTCCTGCTACTAAATAGATATGATCACCATTTGCTGCTATTTGGGTTTGAGTACCATTAGCACCGTCTGTTCCTAAACGTTTACCTACAGCCCAATCACCTCCTGCTGCTAATAATGCTGTACAACTATTGCAATCCCCATCATATGTTAATCCTCCTGCTGCATTACTTCTTAAATCAATATCTTCTGTTCCACCTGTAGGTGCTTCAAGACATGCCATTTCTACTTTGTATAAAATACCATGTTTAGCAGTATCCCACTTCATTAAACTTGCACTATTTGTTCCTGCTATACCAATTACATCTCCTTCATCATTTTTAGATTTCATACCTTCAATGTCTACTAATATTGTAGTAATAGTTTCTCCATTAAAATGAGCTAATTTACAATGAAAATTTGAACCTGTAGCAGCTCCTGCTCCTCTAGTTGTAAAAGATGATGCTGATACTTGTAATAATGATGATGAAATTTCTAAATCTCCTGTAACCGTTGTAGCGTCAGTTAAATTTACATTACTTTCTATTAAGTCGGCAAATTGTGCTTGTGTTGGTTTGTCTCCTGTTTCAAAGTATTGTTTTAATTGTGTTCTTGTTTTATTTGATGCCATTTTTTATTTATTTATTTTATTATACATATTAGGTATCCCAACGGACCACAAAAGTTGTATCAGTTTGATCTGATATAGGTATTGGTTGTCCTAGTTTACCAATAACTAATAATTCATATGCTTGGTTATATAACCCAATCGTTGATACATATGGTCTAAAATTAGAACTCGTAGTAAAGTTAGCTAAATTATAAGGATTTTCAAATTTATCTCTTGCTGAAAAATTAGTAGTGCTATTAAATTCATGTTCTTGAACATTACAATGATATTCATGTTCATAAATTAAATGTGAACCTTGGAATTGTAGTGTTTTTATTCCATTTTCAATTCCTGCATCTACTATAAAGTCTTCTCCAATAGTCATACCATCAGTTCCTATACCTATAGGTGTCCTTAAAATATCATGATACTTAGGATGAGTAATAGTTGCAAAACCACTTTGATAAAAAATGTTTCCTATATATGGAGAAGCATTAATACTTTCTGATATATTTGCTATTTGAGTTGAGTTATATGCTCTAGACCATATATTAATATTATTTAATTGTCCATTAAAATGTTTAATAGTACCTTTATCAGAAAGATAATAATTATCTACTTCAAAATTACCTCCTATTTCTAAATCTCCAACTCCAATAGATATTTTATCTGAGGTAGTATTATGTCCTTTTGAACCTATATATAGGTTAGCTTTATTTTTTGTTTTTTCTTTAAAACTATATAGTTGGGAATCTATTTTATTACCATCAAACCAAAGTTCCATTATAGACGCTGAAGTTTGGCATAATATATGAGAAGTTCTTTTAGCTCCTTCAGCACTAGAAGTTATTTCTCCACTAATAGTAATTGTTTGTTCTCCATCAGATCTTGAAAAATATAATGATTGACTCCTCATATATATTTCAAAAGGATATTGAGGACCAGCATTTGTATCTAAAGGAGAAGAACCACTTACATGTACTGTTTTAGTTCCACTTTTAGCAATAATATATCTTTTTTCATTAATATCCATACCCCCATCAGATCCTGTTGCTTGTGGTGTTATCCAAAATGAAATTGAAAAATCATCATTACTATTAAAATTAAATTTATCATCATGGTTAATTTTAATAGATGATGTTATAGCACTATTAAAATTTATAGAGGGAAATTTATGACTAGAAGATCCTAAAGAAGAAGATTTGAAAGTTATATTAGTATAATTTAATTCATTAAGAACATAACTATCGTCTTCATCTTTTGGAAAATATCCTAAAGGAAACCTAGGTACTGTAGTGTAAGAAGAAGATGCTTTTGGGTTTACTGAACCTCTTCTATAATGACTTCTAGCAACTGTTGGATGATTTCCTATAAAAGGACCTTCCATAACTATAGCATATCCATCATAAATACTTAAATCATATTTTTTAAATCCTTTAATAGGATCTAATCTAAATACATTGCTTTTAATATTAGGATAGTTATCTATAATAGTACCACTAATAATTAAATTACCAAAAGAATCATCTGTAACTTCGTATTTACTAGAACTTACATAAAATGAAGATTTTCTTACTTCAAATCCATACAAACCTGTGGGTATGGATAATATATTGATTTTTTCATATAATTCTCTACGTTGTTTAAGATAATTTAAAAAATCTTTTTTTTTACCTACATTTTTTATATAATTGTTATAAAATAAATGATCTATTTGATTATATTTTACAACATTTTTTGTATCACTTCCATATGCAGCACTAGCTGAACTGTAAAGAGATATTGATTCTGAAGTATATTGTCCACTAAAAGTAGATACTTTATTAGTTACGGCAGAAGCAGAAGTAAAATCATATTGTTTGTGAGCATTAAAAGGTACCGTTGCTATATCGTTTGCTGAAAATTGTTTATAGACATATGCCATTCAAATAACATTTTAATAGTCTAATTTTACTCTAATAAGTGCTTCTTTTGTAAAATCTTTAGCGACTGGTTGACTTAATTTTGCTATTGCTACTAACTCAAAAGCATCGTTGTATAATCCTACTGTTGTAATGAATACTTTTGGATTAAGTCTCATTGTTGTAAATCTAATATTTTTATTATTATCTACAAAAGATTCATTATTAGTATAATTAAATTGACTGTTTGCTGCTCTAACAAAATAAAATTGTGAATTTATTTCTTCAGTAGTATCAACTATAAAAGATCCTGTGTTATCTAAAGAAATTTGATTTCCTACTGTAGATATATGTCTAAGGAATCTTTCATGAGGTTTTTGTTGGTCTAATGCTTGATTTGAACCTGAATAATATGCTGGATTTATAGATCCTGTAAAAGCATCTGCATTTAAAATTATTAACCCAGATTCAGGATAAAAATTACCATATGTAGAAGCACTAGCATTAATAGTTAGTTGGTTTGTTTTAGAACCACTAAGTACACCATTTGAACCTGATACTATATTATATACAGGTCCTAAATTAGAATCTGCTGTTTGACCATTTGTAACACTATCATCTGTAAGTTTAATAGTAGACATACCTGCATGGCCTGTTGCTGCTCCTGATATAGTTAAATTTAAAGACCCTAAAGTTAATCTTTGTTTATATCTAGATCTATTTATATTGATTACATAAACACTGTCAGGTGTATGAGTACCAAATTCAAAAAATTTAGTATCATCATTAAAATGTAATTGTCTATATTGATTATAAACAGTTCTTGTTGCTGTTATACCAAAAGAACCTGTATCATTAGTAAAATCAGGAGATCCTGATCCAAATCTATGACCATAAGATACAGCATATTGTACTTCAGCTGAAGTAGATCCTGTAAAATCATTATATACATCAATATAGAAATGACCTGAACTTGTAGCTGTTGTAAAATCTGCTTGTATAGAAGCTGTATGAGCTACTTTTAAATTATTTGTATTGTTTGTCCAAGTTGAAGTTACTAATTCTTGAGCTTCTCTGGTAACAATATCAGTGTTTTGAAATCTTGTATACATTATTATTTATTTTATGATGTAGTTTTATTAATAGTAAGTGGAATAGATATTATAGCTCCTGAAGTAACTCCTTCTATAATTATACTAGTAGTTCTAGTTAAAATTGTTGAGCTAAATAATTCATTACCTGTTGTAGCTACTATATTAAGAACAGTTCCTCTAATAGATTCTGAAGTTGCTATAGTAGAAAATTCATTAATATCTGCAGTTGAAGCAGAAGCTGTTCCTCCTGTAGCTGAAAAAGAATTTCTTAATCTACTATCTAAAATAGTAAATATATATTCTTCAGCACCTGCTGTGTTACCTCCTGTTAGATTAAAAGTACTAGGTGATATAGTAGCATCACCTCCTTGGTTAAGACTAATACCTGTAGCTGGGTATGATGTTTGTATGTAAGGAATTGCTTGTGCACCTCTAGCTAAAGTTATAAGTTTAGAATTCATTGAATTAGCTCCATTTGGTATTGCTTCAATTAAGGGCATATTTTCAATTGCTTCTGAAGCATATTGAGTACCATTTGGGTGACTTTCATTAAATAATGAATAATCAATTTCATCATCTCCTAAGGCAAATTGTGTAATTTTAAAACTACCATCGTTTCTTGCTAGTAATTCACGACCTCTTTTAGTTAAAATCGCATCTACTGTAATTGAACTGTTATCTAAGTATCCCATATTATTTGTGTTTTGTTATAAATATAAATTTTTTAAAAAAGATTATTATTTATCCTAAATTTTGTTGTGTGTTAGTTGTGTTTTCTATTATTCCTGCTTTTTCTAAATAAAATTCAATATTATTTTTTATTTTAGGTAAGCAATCTTGTGGTACTATAACTAAGCCTTTTTCTCCTATTCCATCAAAAAGTTCAGAAGGTTTATCTAAATTTAATATTAATGTATGATCTTTATCTAAAAATGATAATTCATAGTTAAAAGATCCAGTATAGAAATTATCAGATTTCATTAATTTATCAGACCCTTCACCATATCCAGGGTGAAGAAGAGTACCTGCAGGTGGATCAAATAAACCCCCACCTCCTGCTCCCGGGGCGAATGGAGATGGAGAATCTAATGGTATTTCAGCTAATGTATTAGGAGTACCATTTGGGTTTCCTGCATTAAATAAAGATGCACTGTTAGCTCCTATATATCCTATAACTCCTAAAGCCCCACCTTGAACGTAGCAATTAAAATCTTCTACTTTATCTACAGTAACTCCTGCTTGTATACTTCCTATAAGAGTTTGAGTTCCTAATGTTGCTGCTGTTGCAGTTGTAACACCATCTCCATCTACAGTACCTTGTAAAGATCCTGTAGGTGCACAACCTGCATCTGCACTTAATAATTGTAAATGAGCATTTTGAAGAGTATCTATAAAAGTATCAATTTTAGGTAAAAATCTGTTATCAAGACGACCTTTAAATACTAATTCATGATTTGTAGGTAACCCATTATTACAACTATCTCCTTGTTCTATGCCTAATTGAGCTTTATTTCCATCAACTTCAAAAGTACCTATACTTCTTTCATCATGTTGGTTTGGGGCAAAGTCTTTAGTACCTTTAAAAAAGGTAACATGTACTTCTGTTTTTTCTTGTTCTGTTAAAAATGGATCTGTATTACGTTCAGATAAATAACTTAAAGTATCTACTCCCATAAATCTACTTGCAGAACCTAAACCTGAAGCACCTAACATTCGAGCTTGTGTTTCAATATGTACTCCTTCTGTTTGGTGTTTTATAAAACCATAACTACCAGTATAATATTCTTGGGTAAATTTATTTTCATGAATTGAAGCAGAAACAAATAGGGGTCCTATTCTTCTATGATCAAAAAGGTGTCCATGATGTCCGCTAGAAGTACCTGCATTAAACATTTCAACTACACCATATCTAAATCTAAGTTGATCTTCTTGAGCTGTTACTGTACCTGTTGCTGTAGATCCAGTAACAATAAAATTATCTCTAAAATTTCCTTTTGTATATAGATACATTGAGTTATTATCTAATAAAGATTTTGAATGTGCGGGATCTAAAGAACCTGATTTTTCTCCTGCTTGATCAAATGAAAAGGTTTTAAGTAAATATCCTTTATTCATTTTTACTCTATAATCTCCTTTTAAATTAGTACCTATAGATTCATCTATAATTTTTACTTTACACCTAGTTCCTGTATGAAAATCATTAGTTACAAACCTGTGAAATTCTTCATAAGGTTCTACAGCCCTATCTATAATAGTAACAGAATCATCTGATGGATTTATAAGTAACATTTTATTAATCCCTACATATGAATGACCTTTTATAGTAGCAAATTGTGGATCTTCAGTTCCACCTATAACAGTATTAGCTATATATAAAGCTGTTGTTTCATTATTAATTACAGGAGTATCTCCTAATTGACCTGTTTTATCTCCTAACCACCCATCTTTTTGATATCCTCCTATTATAAAATCTACAGTTATTTCAGCAGTTCCTATTCCTACAGTTTCTACTGGAGTAAATTTATTAATTTCTTTACCTGTAATTTTTGACCCATCATATCTAGGGTTTTTCCAAGGAGCTTGATCTACTAAAGCATCATCAAATTCAGCTCCCATAAGTCTTTCACTAAAACTATGTGTTACAAGTGAAGAAGCACTTGTTGAAGGAGTACCTGGAAGGTATTGAGTCATTGAGCTATCTGGAAAAAAATCGTTTGAATAGGGCATATCTTATAACTTAAAGGGTATAACTTCCATATAAACTTGAACTTTGCAAGAAATATTCTGTGTATTTATAATACTTATTAGATTTTCTTCCTTTCATTACATTTCCTAATAAAACATCTTGTTCTGGGAGTTGTGGTTTTGGGTGAATTTGATTATGAGTTACAACTCTTGGAGCATGGGCTTTATAACTAAATGATTTTGTACCTGTATAGGGTTTAATAGGAGCTTGGTTTGATTGTTGGTTTTCAGCGTTTTTATCTCTTAAAAATGGATCTAAATATTCATCATAAATTCCTATAGTAGTATTAGTTCCATAATCTTTTCTATATCCTTTACTAGAAGTTAAATGGGATGTAAAATTATTATGACCTATTACATATGATCCAGGATCATGTTGTCCTTTAACATTATTACTTGTTAGTAATTTTGTTTTACCTAAATATTTTATACCTTCTTGTCCAAAATCTTTAGCACTTGAAGAAGCCATATTATATATTTTATTACCTTCAAAAGGAGTAGACAGTTGAACCTCAATAGTTTGATGAGATCCTGTTATCATTGTTTGACCATCAGATCTAACAGGTAAACTTCTTTGAATTTTTGGTCTTTCTAAATAATGTGGTTCTATTAATAGTCCTGTTTTGGTATTAGCTTTATAAGGAACAAATTGTTCTATTACTTTAAAAAGTGTATGGTCTAATTGTTGAACAACTTTTATATAGTCAAAATAATTATATTTTTCTTTTACTTTTTTATAATAATAATCTTTAATTTCTTTTAAATCTTCATATTTTGAAGAAGTTTGAGCTGAAGGTAAAGGGGATCCTATATAATCATCTAATCTAAAAGCTCCTAAAGTATAAATTATATCCTCATTTATTTCATTTGTAGGAGAAAAGAAAATACCTAAATCAGGGTAATCAAGAGGTTGTCTATCTAATGTAGACGTTTCATTTTTAACTGTTAGAGATAATATGTTTTCATCTATTGTTCCTTCATCTAATCTTACTTTTTCACTTGTCCATGATCTACCAATAGTATCAGGAGTAGGTAAATAATGATTTTCTATTGTTTCTATCCACGATTGATTTGAAAAATTACTTTCAATATCAGAACCATCTCCTGGATCTAAATAAGGTGTATCTATGTCGGGATGAAAACTAGAACTATTTCTTTGATCATTACTACCTAAAGGTAATCTTAATATTACTTCATTAAAAGAAGAAGTAATATGATTACCACTATACATAAAAGGTTCTAACGCATGTTTTTTTAATGTACTATGAGATAACATTTCAAAAGAACCACTTTTATGAAAATAATATTTTATTTCTTGAAGTGAACCTGAATACCCAAGTGTATCTACACTATTAAGGGCAGGATCTGAATTAAGGGGCATACCTCCAAAAAAAACATTAGTTGCTCCGCTAGTGTTAGTTCCGTTATAATAGGGATCTCCAAAAGTTAAACTTCTCTGAACTTCAGGTATAGAAAAACTAGCAGTATAATGTAAAATATTTTTTAAAAAGTTAGCTTGATAAGCACCAAATTTTATATCGTCAGCACTACCTGAAGTACCAGGGGTTCCTATAAAAATATTCCAAAAATCACCATTAAATACTTTAAAGTTGTCTGTAGATGCTACTACTGTGTTATTAATGATAAGTTCTAATTTACCAAATTGAGACATGTCTCCTTCTTCATATATATCATTTTCTCCATAAGGATTTAAAACTAAATGAGGAGCTACAGAATTAATAGCACTACCTGATAAACTAAATAAATGTTGTTTTTCATCTTGTATTTCTCCTTTTCTAAGTGGTTTAATTCTAAATTCAATGGTTTTTGCAGATGAAGATAATGGTAAAGTGTACTGAGAACCCCATCTTGTTTTTATAAAAAACTCATCATCAGAAGAAACTCCATGTAATGTTAATGAAGATTTTTTATATGTAAAAGTTTTATAAAAATCTGCTGTTTTTAAATCTTTTAAAGGTCCTACTACTTGAGTAGACCCTCCATATTCTTTTATACTTAATATACTTGTAGGAAAACCATAACAACTCATTAATGCTTTTAAACCTCTTTTTGTTCCTTTATTTTTTAATAAATAAGGAGCATTGTGGTATAAACGCTTCATAATTTCTTTAGGAATATCTGATTTAGGTATAGACCCTTCATTTGAAGCAGTAACTAAAGTTTGATTAATAGGAGTATTATAATAATTTAAAGAATTTCCTCCTATAACATATTCTCCTATTACTAATTCTCCAACTGTATTTGCAGGACTAGTACTTTGACCTAAAATATATTCTATTAGATCAGCATTTTCAAATTGATCAAAAGATTCTATTCCTAAACTTCCTAACTGGAGATAAACTAAATCTTTTGAAATACCATTAATATTGTCTGTATTATGGATTTCTGTCATTGACTTTATATAAGTCCATATATGGTCAAAATGTTGACCTACCATATTTATAAAACTAATATAAAAATCATTATCTTCATTTTCTATAATATGTTCTGGTATTAATCTATTTAAATTATGATGGTTTATTTTATCATATAAAGAAGCAGATAATAATTGACCTCCATATAAAGAACCTTCTTTAATACTATCCTCACTACCTAACCAAACTTTAGCTTCAGAAGAAGTTACTGCATATAATTCATAAGGTTCATGTGTGTTAGTTTTAGGCCAAGCAAAAGTTCCTGAAGTAAAATATAAAAATTGTTCATAACCATCAAACCCTTTTATTAGTTTTTCTTTTTTTCTGTATATATGACTTTTGTCTGTTACAACAACAGCAGCTCCAGATGTAGACCCTTCAATATTATTTATAGTGTTTATTTCAGAATCATATTTTTCAATTAATTTTATTTTATGTTGAAAATTTTTTAAACGTTCTGTAGCACTACTAAAATGAGTAAAATTTTCAAAATGATATACAGGTTCATCACTACTTCCTGTTGTAGGTCTTATATAATCATATTGTATATTTAAATCTATACCATCATCTTCTAATTTACTTAATAAATGTTCATAAGAAGAAGTTACTTTGTAATTTAATATATCATCATATGATTTTAAACTTGAAGGCATTGATGCATATCTTTTAACATCAATATTAAAATTAGGAGGTCTTATACCAACAGTAGGATCTGTAAATGTTATTTCTCCTAAGTCTACATTTATAAAAAATGAATCTACTATTTCTTCTACAACTTTAAAATTTCTGCCCGTATGAAAATCACGGGAAAGAGGTTCAAGTGTTTTTATTAGCAATTCATGTTTAATAGGATTTTTATTTAATAATACATTAACAGCAGGTATTATTGTATCATCACCAAAATCAAGGGAGAATTCTTTAAAATATGCTGAAGATTCTATTTCGGAAATAAAACTACTAACAGCAGAATCAAAAAGTTCATTACTGATTGAAGGAGTAACAGATCTTATTTCTAATCTATTGTCAGATATTTCTTTTACTAAAAATGGATATTGATCAGAAAGAGTATCAAATATTTTATTTTTAAAAATATTTACTTTTAATCTAAATTTTCCAGAAGTATATCCAGCATTACTTAAAATAACTTTTCCATCAATATCTATAGTATTAGATGGAGCTTCTCCTATTATAGAATAATCTTTACAATCATTAACTGTAAGTTCTAGATTACCTTCTGTATCATAAATGTGTACATCTATATAATCTCCTTTTCTACCAAAAGTTTTATTTAGTTCTTGAGAATTTGAACCTATTCTTAGAGTATCTACAGATACAGGGGGGTTAATAGTAGGGTCAACTGAAGAAGTTGATTCTGAATCTAATATAAAATATTCTTCTGCCATTTTTAATCTCTTATAATTATCGCATCATCATCATCTACTAATGCTCGACCATACCTATTAATTTCTAAAACAGGTATGTAAATATCTTCTGTTTTTTCTATAGGGGGACCAGTAGATATTCCCCCTAATGTAATATTATCTACAAAAATAATAAAATTAGAATCTTCTATAGGACCTCTAATTTTTCTTATTTTATTTTTTAAATTACTATAAATACTATAATTTAAAACGGGTCTTTTTTTCTTTGAATGCATATAAAAAACTTTACCTTCTGATATTGCTGATTGAGGATTACCTTCATAAACTAAATCCATAATAAAATTTCCATTTTTAAAGTAAGGATGTTCTTTTTCTACTGAGTCTATTTGATCTTTAATATCATTTATTTGTTTTGTTAGTTCATCTATTTCTATTTGTCTAGGATTAGTATAGCCTTCAGGATAAACATATTCTGTACTTCTTGTTATAAATTCTCTATGTAAAAGATTAGGAATATTATAAAAATATTGGTTATATAAATCAAAAAAAATTTTTGGAGTTATTTTTTTAGGTAATAATTGAAAAATTTTTGTATCTAATCTTTCTTTAGCCTCTTTTGCTCCATAATATCTTTTTGTTAATTTTACATTTGGCATATTATTAATTATTATATGAGTTTATTTCAAAATTACTACCTCCATTGTTAGGATTAAATGGATTATCATTTCCTACTCCTGAATTATTATAACCAACAGTTCCATACCCTTTTAATCCTATAAATTTTATTTTAGATCGATCTGCATTTTCCCATTTAATTCTATCAGGCCCTGAATCACTAAATCCCATATCTAAATTTATACCTGCATTTTTTAAGTCTCTTCTTCTTCTTGTATAAACTCCTCTACCTCCTGTTAAATCATATAAAACAAACCATTCTTGTGAACCTACATCAATACTAGCAATATCCCATGTTTTTGATCTTATTGCTAATATTACATTATACCTTTGATCATACCTAATTATAGGTTGTCCATAAATAGGAAAAGTTCCTCCATTTACACGAATTTCATCTCCAGTAAAGAAATTTACAAATCCCCCAAGATATGATAAATCTAAATATATGTTACCTACTACAGCTTGTTTTGAATAGTATTTAAAAGATAAATCATCAAATTTAGATTGAAGATCAGAATCTTGATTTAATCCCCCAAATAAACTAGACCCAGGTGCAAAAATTCTATTAGTACCAAAGGGTGTATTTTGATTAAGTTGATCTACATTTACAACTTGATAATAACTTCCCATTGAGGGAGAAGATGGTAACCCATTAAGTATGTGTGAGTCAGTCTCTTCATTAGGTTTAAGTTCTCTGTATTTAATTCTACCTTCAGCATAAACTATACCTGTAAATTTTCCCATAGGTCCCCATTCTCTTATATAATCAGATATAGGCATTACACCTACATCCATAGCTCCCGCAACATAAGCAGTATCATATGTTAATTCTCCAGGAGAATTTAACGTATAAAGTTCACTAATATTAGTAGGCATTCCTGAATTATTTAAACTAAAAGTTTCTCTAACAAATCTTTGTATTATTTGGTCTCCTTTATTAAATTGTACTTCTACAATTTCAGGTAATACTTCATCAACTGTACCATTATCTACTAAAAATTTTATACGACATCCTTCGTTATTTACAAAAAATTGACCTTGAGATGCTCCATTATCATTTAATATAATATTATACACATCTTGCACTTCATTACCTTCACAATAAAAAGATGCTTCATAATAAGCAGAAGTAAGTTCTAAATCTACATCTTCTGCTATTAAACTATTTCCTTCTAAATTTAAGTCAGGATAAACATGTATGGGTGTACCATCAGGTATTAAATTTAATTCTTCTATAGTAAGATAATATATTCCTGTAGTTTCTCCTATTTCAAGACCATAAGCTTTTCTAATAGTATTATATACGTTAACATCTGCAATAGGTCTTTTTCTTCCTTCTTGCATTACCCATACAGTAAACATGTCTTGATAAGGTTCTTGATCTGGACTTTCTCCTGCCATTAAAAAAGACCCATCATCATATACACTATGCTCATTAATATTTGGTAATTGACTATCTGTTAGTTTGTTATTCCATTCATCAAGGTCATATAAAAGTGTATCTATTCTATTGTCTAAAGTTTGATTAAGTCTATAAAACACATAATTATAGCTTTGTTCTATTATTTCATTATGTGATAATTTACCTGTTTTTTTTATTTTAAAGAAAGAATCATTATACATATTTTTAATTCTTTCTGGGTCTATAGGATCTCCTGATTTGGCTAGTTTTTCAAATTTTTTATTTATAACAGTATTTGAGTGTTTATTACTTGTTATTCTTTTACGTAGAGATTTATTAGCCATAAATTATTTTTATTATCTAACAACTTTAAAATAATATTTATCATCATAAATAGCTGTTCCATCATTGTTAGTGTGTTTAAATAAGATACGATAATATCTTTCTGGTTGTAATCCTTTCATATATACTTTAAAGTACATACCTTCTGAGTCAGCACTTAATTTTGTAAAATTAGTATCAAAAGGAATAATTTCTCTTTCTGTGTGAGCATCTCTTATACTATAAAAAGAAGCTGTTGTAAAGTAGCCTGCATTTAAAAAATTTGAACTTGAAGCAAATTGTCTTGTTGGATATTTATCTCTTACATGAATTCTAAAAGTAGCTACATCATTTTGATTATATTCTTCTTTATTTCTATACAATGAAACATTTAAATCTCCTGAATATTTAGCACTTCCTGTAAGAGAATCATTATAGATAGAATCATCCCATTTAAATGTTAATGTAGGTGGGTATATTGTGTGTGTATCTGTTGAAAAATATTGTAAATCACCAAAAGCACTTCCTGTATCTGCTTCAATTATTTCTGGTTTTTTTATTAAAAATCCATTATTAGGTGCCCCAACAGGAAAAGTACTATTATTAAATAAGCTAGCACTATGTTTTTTTACTATATCTGTAACATCAAAATCAGTATCTAAAGAATCACCTGCTAAAAATTGTTGAGTAGAAGTAAATCCACTAGCTGTATACCAATTAGCTCCTCCTTGAGTTAATAAAGAAGTGATTGATCCTGTTGTACCTGTTGCAAAATTTGATGCTGTTACTCCTAACCATTCTGTAGCTACAGTTGTATTATTTCTAAATATCCAACTACATCCATTTGAACTTGTTGGTAAATTAGAATATCTACCTGTACCTTCATCCCATGATTGAGATATAGCAAATACATTTAAATTTAAAGTTGCATTTAAATTTTTAGAATTTGCATTAAATAATTCAAGATTAACTTTTGAAGTACTATTATTAAAAGTAGAATGACCTATGGTTTCAGATATTAAATCTGTAATTTCTTCATTTTTAAATTTAATTAAAATTCTTGAAGGATAAAATTTTTGATCTGTTGATCCTCTTTCTTTAACTACTTCTAATATTTCATCATGACCTGCATTCATTTTTGATCTATCAGGATGACTATAGATTGTTGTATCTTTTTCAGGAAATAAAAAATAATATGCCATATTAATAAGTTATTACTCGACCTTTAATGTCTGTGTTAGGGAATTTTAATTCAAATATACTTGGATCCATTGATGGATATATTATACCATTTTTAGTTGCTGCTTCCATATCATATCTATAAATAGAATATCCTCCATAAACTCCTGATTTATTTGAAAATATTACATTTTCTACTGTTTGTACACCACGTATAGATCCTATTAAATTTTTAACATCTGCTATTACAATAGGTTGATTAATTTGTCTTGAATCATTATTAAAATATTCTCTTAAATTAGTAATACATTCTAATAATACACTATTATTGTTATAATTTTTAAATGTTGTAATTTCAAATTCAATTGCAAAATTTATTATAAAAGCATTTTTAATATTAATTGCATCTGTTAATGTTCTATGTTGTTCTAAATATGTAAGTAAATTTGTCTTAGTAGCTTTATTTATTGTTGTAAATAAACCTTTTTGATTATATCCTAAAACATATAAATTTATAGCTAATGGGTTTGGAATTCTATTTGGTTGTGTAGTTAGAGGGGATATTTGATCATCTTGAGTAATGTAAGCTTTAGCTATACTTCCTAAACGAGAAGGCATTAAAAGAGTTCTAACAATATAATCTTCTTTTGTTACTGTTCTTCCTTGAGTAGAAAAGTTAGCCATAACATTTAATCTTATGTCTTCTATAGAATCTCCACTACCTCCTCCTCTTGCTGCTTCCACATTAGTAGAAGTAATAGATGATCTAATAAAATTAGCCATTCCAACTTGTAAATTAGGTTTAGAAACAATTGTAAGTTCACCTACATCAGTAATAGTATTACTATTTACATTTGCTTTTAAACCTCCTCCTACTAAATAATCTACTGTTATAGTTACATTTTGTGGTGCTTGACCATAAGTTTTTGTGTATAAAAAGTTTGATGGATCATAAGTTTTATCTAACTTTGATAAACCATCTTTTATTCCTAATCCTACATTATCTGGATTAGGTATAATTTCTTCATCAGATTGAGCACTTGTTCCTGCCCCAAATTGAATTTCTAAAGTATTGTCTGTTTTTATTCTACTTATAAATCTTTTAGGAACTTCTTTTAATTTAAGTAAATAAGGAGTTTCATGATTATATTGATGTAATTCAGGGTCGTTAGCTGCATTATTATTAACTTCTTGATATACAGTATCTTGTGCTAAATAAGGTACTTCTGTCCAAGTATTACCATTTGAATCTGTAACTCTTTCTACAGATATAATATTTGTATCAAATAAGCTAATAGTTTTAAATCGTTGAGCTGTTCCTATTGAAAATTCTTGACTTTTTACGTTAGCAGATATAGCTTGTGCTTGTTTTCTTAATATATAATATTCTGGTTTAGCATCACTGTCATACTGATATATACTTGCTGTAACAGGAGATAAAGAAGAAGAATATGTAAAATCACAATCATCTATTAAATAAAAAGAAGGACCTTCAGTAGAAATAAAAGTAGAACTTTGTTTTATATTTAAAGCATAATCATAATCAGGGACTCTTGCACCTTCTTCATCTACTTTAGCAGGAACTAATTGAGTTATATCTAAAGAAACAGCTGCAGCTGATGTAACTCTAGGTTTATAACCCATAGCATAAGCCATATTATATAAATTATTTTGATTTTGTGCTAATAAAAGAAAAGACTCTTGAAATTGAGTATCAGTATAAAAGGAAAGAACATCTCCTACATAAGCAGCCATTTCTAAAAACATCATTCCAGGATTTCCTTCACTAAAATCATTAAAATTGTCAGGAAAATAAGTTCGTGTAAATTCTAATAAATTTTGTTTAAATGTAGCAAAATCCTTATTTAGATAATTAATATCTCTAGGTTGAAATTGTGTTAATAATTTATTATAAGCCATTATTATGAAAAGTTTAATTTTATACTATCTAAAGATCCATCTAACAAAACTCTATATACTATAGTTATAAATATAGTATGTTCATCTTCACTTGCGCCTATATCTACACTAGTTACACGTATGTTTTCAACATATTTACTTATTTGAAAATTTATTTTTTCTTTTAGTAATTCTGTGTTTATTTCGTTTTCAAATAAAAGTTTTTTTAATCCTACACCATATTTAGGTAAGTTTATTCTTTCTCCAGGAACTGTTAGTAAGACATTTATAAGATTTGTTTTGACTTGTTCTTTTATAGTTTCAGTTCCTTGAAACATATTAATATCATCCAAAGGAAAAGCAACCCCTATCCTAACATTTTTATTAAGATCTAAAGGACTAATTCTTTTTATTCCTTGTAATATAGCCATTATGGTCTTTTATTATTTTTCTTTTTATCAATTGCTTCCATTAAAGCACTATAATCTCTTGTTACTGCATTTTGTACTTCTTCAGGGACTGATTCTACAGGTACTCCTCCTACAGTAGAAAAATCTCCTTCCATTGTAACAGGAGAAGTTCCTCTATCTAAATTTGTGTCTCCTTGAGCTGTTTCATTTAGTAAATCATTTAAAGTATTATTTGATGTAAACTGTTGTGCTTTAATGTGTTTTTTTGCAAAAATTTCTTGTTTTAAATTGTTAGCTTTTTGCAACACTGGTTTTTGTTCTACAATTTGAGGTTTATTTTCACTTTGTAAGTCTTCTTTAAGTGATCTAATTTCTCTACGTAGAGCATAGTCAATTTCTTCTCTAACTACTTTTCTAATTAGATTTTCAAAAGTTTTTGCTTTCATGTTATTATTTGTTTATGTTAATAAATATAATTTAATCTTGAGGATTTATAATTTTAAACCCACTATTGTAAAATTCTTGTAAATTTTCTTTAATATTATAAGTTCTTTCAAGAGCTTTTGTATCCCCTGATTCTTGTAATTGTTGATATACGCTATTATATTTTTGTTGAAGAAGTTGTAAATAATTTTCTAAATCTGTATTTTGGATATCAGGGTTTATTTCTTCTCCATCTATACCTACAGTAGTGTCTGTAGTAACTTGAGGGTTATTTAGATCATTGCATCTTTGAACATACTCAAGTTTTTGGTGATCTAAAAGAGCTTTTAATAAAAGTACTTTTTCTTTTAAAAAATTTAATTTATTTCTTGCTTGTTCTAATTTAGAAAGAATTTTTTCAGCTTTATTTTTATATAAAAGTATTATTGCAGGTATAGTTGCAAAGAGAGCAGCCCATTCTTTTATTTTTCCATTTGCTTTATCTCTTTTATCTTGAATTTGATCAGTAACAGCTCCACTTGAAGTAGGACCTGAATTTGCTAATAAAGCAATAGGAGCTAAAGATATTATTATTTTTAAAATATCAATTATTGGAGATAAGTAATCTACTACACCCATAATAACTTTTATGGGACCTTTTTCTTCTGAAATAGGTTTTACTTTATTTATAATTCCATCAAATTTGTTTAATCCTCTATCTAAAATAAATTCTAAATTTTGAAATTTACTCATTTGTTCATTATATTTTTTCATATATTCTTCATACCCAGCTTCACTACAACTTTCATTATCTATTTCAATTGTCATTTTAGCTTGTACTTCTTGAGGAGTTGGAATTTTTTTCTTTAAATCTTTTAATCTTTTTTTTCCTTCATTTCGTACATCTTTTTCTGCTCTAGCTAATCTAGAATCAATTTGACTATTAATTATATTTCTTATTTGTTGTGTTGCCATTTAAACTAGTTTTGTGTTTTCACTTAAAATGTCATCTAAATCTGATATTATAGTTCTAAGTTCTCTATATCTTCCTTGTAATTGTCCTGAATTAAGAGGATTAGGTCCTGTAGGAGATCCTGGAAGAGTAACTGTATATGATATTTTAAATTCTATATCTGCCATTAACCCCATAATTTGATCTATAATTCTACGTAAAATATCTTTAAGTTCATTTCCTAAAACTGCAGGTTCTGTAGGGAGTGTATTATCATATTCTAATCCTAAATATATATTAGGTGAATTTAAAACAAATTTACTATCACTTTCAGGACTAGTGTCAAAGTGAAAACTTCCATTAGTACTAAATCCTATAACTTTATCTGAATATAAAAGTATAGAATCTTTTTTAGCATTAAATATTAATCTATCTGAATTTATTAATACTTGATTTCCTATGTATGTAGATAAAGGTAAAGGTTTAAACGTCATTTTTATAAAAATAAATTATTATCTGCTATCGCAATATTATGTGTATATTCTCCACTTCTATAAGGAGTTTTAGAAGAAATTTGAAGTTCTGAGTTTCTTAAATATGCTTCATGTACTTTTTCTATTTTAGTAGCTATAGATTTAGTTTTAGGGTTAAATCCATCTGTTAAAGATATATGAATCCACGATGGATTAAAGTTATTAGGATTATTAAATTGTCCTTGTTCTGGATATTCCCAAATTAATTGGTAGTAATCAGTTAAATTTTGAACTGCCCAATTAAATATTACAGATGTAGGATGATTTATACTAACTATGTCTATAGCATACCCTTTAATGTGTTGAGAATTTTCAACTCCATTTACTGCTTTATTTAAATCTTTACATCTATATGCTGAAGTAATTCCTATATTACTTTCACCAAAGGTTTCTATTATAGGGGTAATACATTGTGCATGTAAACGAATTAAATTATTAACAATAAAATCATAAGTTAAGGTAGGATCTGTTTCTACATCAACTCCAGGGAAATTATTTATTCCTTCTTGTTCTGCTTTTTTGCTTTTTATATTACTTAATAGGTTAAAGGGCATATTTTATATTTTTAATCTAATTCTCCATCAAAATCTTCTCCATCATCATAAAAAGTACCTCCTCCATTAGGTAAATCAGGGTTATAACCTGGTATTGTTATTTGATCATCAATATTAGTAGGAGTATTTTCATCTCCAGATATAGTAAATGGAGAAACAGATAAATTATCTATAGGAGCTGCTAATACATTAGGGTCAATATTATCAGGGACTATAAGATTAGGAGGAATTGAGTTGTCTGTATCTGTAGGTTGTACTATTTGTTGTTCTGTAGGGGCTATATCATATTGTGCTGTTTCAGGGTCTATTTCTGGGTTAATTTCACTTGTATTTTGTATTTCTTCTGGTGGTATAGGAGGAGTATAAGATGTTAATTTTTCTTCAATAGAAGGTGGAAATTCATTATTAGGCATAATTACAGTTTCTTGAGGTTTTGTTCCTGAATCTTCTACCCCATATGATTCTTTATAAAGTGAAGCAGGAATAAAGTTTGATATTTGTTGTGTAGAACATAAATATATACTTGAATCATCCTCATTTATATTTTCTAATATATGTTTAAAAGTTTCTTTATCGGGATTTCCTACTTCATACCCTTCATTTCCTTGTTGGCCATTTCTTATAATAGTAATAGGGTTTCCTACTTTTCCTTCATTACTCCATTCATTAGGATGAGCAGTTAAAGTATTATTTATAGTAGATCCAAATCTTATAGACTGTCCAAAACGACCCTCTATCATTATGTCTCCTTCATATGGTCTTAATGGTCTTACATTTTCATTTGATTTAAAATAACGACCTTCGTAAAAACCAGAACCTTCTCCAATATCACCTCTTATGTCTGTAGGGTAAGCATTACTTGAAGGGTCTTTATAAATTGATATAGGAGGCATATAATACCAATCAAAACTATTATTTTCATTGTATGTAGAAGAAGGAGCTCCTAATATATGTAATATTTCATTAGGTACAGGATAATGAGATATACTGTAATTTAAAGGTTTAGCTGTTTGAAAAAGATCAAGATTTGTTACTACAGGATTTCTTCTACTTATAGGACTCCAAAATATAGTTCCTACAGATTCTTCTTTACCATATCGTAAATAATGTGAATGGGATTCATCTAATATAATATCTATTACTCTAACTACTTTAAATCTCATTATTTTCTTCTTTAGGACTTTCTAGTTGTTTTGGTTTTTCTACTGTTTTAGATATTTCTTCAGCTACTGATTGAAGTTGTTCCATTTCTTCTTCAGTTAACATACCTCCATCACCCGTGCTTGAAGCACCTGTAGATAAACGTTGTACTATAGCAGCCATTTTTATTAATTGATCATCATTTTTTACACTAATTTCCATATATTCTTTAATTAAGGGTACTACTACTGTAGCATCTCCTAAATTAGTAATAAGAGGGCGTAATTCAGCAATTAAACTGGCTAATTGTTTTGATTTTTTAGATTGGTTTTTGTGAATTTCTTTTAATAAATCAGAAAATGATTTATCATCAAATAATATTTGGTTTAATGAGTCCATATCTTCATATTTTATTATAAATATGGAAAGAATTAAATTTTTACATATCCTGTTGATTTATATTCTAAATATAATTTTTTGTAATGTTTTTTTAGTATTTTAGTTACTTTAGTAATAACAGGAGTATCTACATTTGTCATTTCACGAATATAAATATATAATGCTTTTTTATTAAAAATTTCTAAATTTTCTCTACGTTTAAAAAGAGTATTAATAGCGTCACATACTTTTCTATCTTTATCTTTTTTAAATAAGGTAAATATATGTTTATCAACATATTCTGTAAAATAATCTATAAAATCTTTTAATTCTTTTTTTCTATTATCTCTACCTAATTGATGTAAAACTCCTTCATCTTCATCAGCAGCCATAATATCTGTTGTTATTTTTTTCTTTTTATAATTGTTATTATTATATAATATAAGATAATTTTTTCCTACAATTGAAAAATAACTAAATGCTTTAGTTCCTTTTTCTGGCTTAAAGTAATCTAATTTTTCTAATAAAAAACAAATTACTTCATGTTTTAAGTCTTCTAAATTATCTACTTCTGTATAATAAAATTTGAATGTATGAATTAAATTTTCAGCTAATTTATAAAAAGGATAATGTATTCTATTTTTATATATTGAATCTCTTTCTTTTTGGTTTTCAGATGCTAAATATTCTTTTATAGCAGCATCTGTATCTTCAGTAAAGTATCTTTTTTTAGTTCTTTTTCTTCCTCTTTTTTTTTTAGGAGGAGGGATAGAGTTTACTTCTAATTTAGTTTGAGTTTTAGTAATCATATTTTATTTAAGGGTAAATTCATTTAATGCGTCTTGAATTTTTTTTAATTCTTTAAAAAACCAACCTATTTCATCATCCGCATAAAATATATTTTTATTATCGATTTGTTTTAATCTTTGATCGCAAGCATTTATAGCATCACTTTGTTTTGATATAAAATCTTCTAGTTTTTCATTTTTAATAAGTAAATTTCTAATAGAAAATCCCATTGCAGTTGTAAATATACTAAGTATTATTGTTGCTATTGTCCATCCCATAATTTAATCTTTAAAAAAAGAATCTATAACATCTAAAGTAGCGTTAGATAGATTCGGATTATTTTTAGTATTTATTTTTTTAGCATTTCTTATTGTTTTATCTCCCTTAGAACCATTTTTAGGTTTAGATTGTTTAGGAACAGCATCTGTTGCATTATTCCATATTTCAAATTCAATTTGAGCTGCCATATGGTCTGCTTGATGCATAAGTAAAGGTAAATGTGATCTTAATTTAGTCTCTTTCATACTAGACATAAAATAAAATTTATTACTTTCATCATATAAACCATCATGTATTTTAATACCAATATATTCATTTTGAGATACTTTACATCCTATTTGTTGTAATAAAAATAAAGATCGTTCTGGTATTTTCATTGCAGGGATATCAGTATTAAATTTATATATTTGACCTAATTTATCAATATGCCATTGTGAATCGTTTGGTTGATAGTATTCACCTTCTTGTTGGCCCATTTTACCTAAATCATGGAATAAAGCAACGAAATGCATTTCTTCAATTGTATATGTAGATATATCTCCTCCCATTTTACTCCACGTTTTATATAATTCATTTGCGCAATCATATACACGTAATACATGATCAACATAACCACCTGCAAATGCTGAATGGTGCCAATTTTTAGCTGCTGCAGGCATCATCATTATTCGTTCTTCAAATTTTTCTAAAAAAGGTAATAATATATCCGATCTTTCTTTAGATATATTTGTTTTTATTTCATTTATATAACGATCCCAATTTGATTGGATTTTTTCTGCTGATAACATAACCTATTTTTTTATTATTCTCTAAATGTACCTGCTTGATTTGTACCTCTAGCTCCCATATCTGCTGTATTTCCTGGTCCTCCTGCTACTGTAATTATATTTTGTAAGTCTTCAAAAGCATCTTTTAATGCTCCTTGTTCCATAAATTGAATAGCTTCTGTTTGTTTGCCTTCTTTAACTAATCTATTAAGAGCTAATAGGGTTTGATCTAATCTATTAAGAGCTCCTTGTACTTGTCTTGAATATTTCATAATTATTTTTATTTATTAATTTATATGTAATAAGGGAATTTTGAAAAACCAAATTATTTATTGGTTCTTATGTTAAGCCTTGCAGGAAGGATTTTACCTGATGCGTTTCTTATGACTATTTGGTATTTTAAAGGTACTTTTCCTTCATCTTGTTGAAAAACAGGACTATTAGTTTCAATAACTACATCTAAATTTTTAGATGTAGTACCTGGATATTTTATTTGTACTGCATTTTCATTCAATTCTCCTACCATATCATAAGCTCCTTGTTCACCATCTATATAATGAACAAATATTTCACCACCTGATTTTTCTCTTACATACCAATAGTTATATCCAAATGAAGATGCTAGTAAATTTCTTATTTTATTTACATCTACACCAGATGATGGTTCCCATTCTCCTTTTTCTCCTTCTCCATTAATATAAGCATTTAAACCATCTGCCATTCTTTGTGGGTCAATACCACAAGCTTCAAATATTTCTTTAAATAATGGTTTTTCATTATATTTACTTTCATCAAATATAGCTTGACCTTCATCATTTAAATAAACAAAAGGAACATTTCCTCCATTATATATTCCAGAACCCTTTCTATTTTTTATAGATAAATAAATATCTTGTTCAGCATGTATTACAAGATCTGCTACTTTAGATCCTAAATCTGTAGGTCCTTCAAATGATAATTGTCTTTTTGTATCTGCAGCTCCCATAAATTCAGCATCATCAGGGGTAAGATCTTCAGGATCAATACCTATAGTTGTAAATAATTTTTGAATATCAGGAAATTCTATTTCGTCCATAGGAAAACCAACAGATCCTTGTATTTTAGTTAAAAGATCTTGTTCATAAACTTCTCCTTCATTAGCTCCACCTGCTAAAACTATTTGTACTTGACCTTCTTCAGTTTCAAATTCAAACATATTATATTTTGAACTTTTATTAGGACCTGATTTAGGTTCATGAATTGTAATTTGAGGATTATTGAAAAGAGAAATTATAATTTCCATAAATTTATCTTTATCAATCTTTTTTTGATTACCTACTCTATAAACATTTGACATAGTAGTTAAACCTGATTCTTTTCCTTCAGGAGAATCTACTATTTTAGCTATAGCATTTCTACTATTAGATGCTTTAGTACCTTCTTTTAAATTATTAATAATTTTATTAGAAGGTAATTTTAATTTTTCTAAAATTTGTTTAAGAGTAAAGATATCAGAAGGGCTATCCAAAGATGGATACCCCTTTTCTGACCTATAAGACCATTCTAATAATAACTCATCAAGAGTCATAATATTATTTTATAATATTAGCTAATTTTTTAAACCTTTCTTGTAAAATTTTCATATCATTAGATTTATTAGGAGAAATTTTTCTTCTAAATTTTCTATTATATGATTCTTTGACATCATCTTTTTTATCATCATCTTTTTTATCATCATCTTTTTTATCATCATCTTTTTTGTCATCACCTTTATCATCATCTTTTTTATTATTAGCTTTAGGTGCTTTAGGAGCAGGTTTATCATCTCCTTCAAAAAAATCTTTTAGCATGTCAAAAATTGCACGTAAAGTATCTTCTGGATTTTCTCCTCCATCAAGATCTATGTCATTGTCAGATACTGCTATTGTAGGATCTTCCATACCTGCTGATGGTTGAGGCATGTCAGGCATGTCAGGCATATCTTGTTCTAAGAATTTATTATATTCTTCTTTAACCATTTTTTTTAATTCTGTTAAATTCATCTTTATTTAATTTTAATATTATTAGCTTATAGTCTTATAATTCAATCCCAAAATTTAATATTAATAATCTAAACTTAATTCCGGGATTCCACTTAAGTTCAAATAGAGTTAATACTCCAAATCTTAATGTAAAGTCGACAATATTTTTTTTATTACCTTCTCTCCAACTATTTATCCAATTCATAACTATTTATTTTTATATTTTATATTTTTAAACCGTTTGCAACACCTTCTAAATATGCTTCTTTTGCTATATTATAATATTGCTTAACACCCATAGCTCCTTCTCTTAAAGAGACACCATGTTTTTTAATTATTTCAAGAAGTTTAATATGTTGTTCACGTGTCATATCTGTTTTTGCTACTTCACGTCTTAATTCATTTGCTGATACTATATCTTCTTCTTCTTCTTTTTCTAAAGCTTTTAGTCTTGCACCTAACAATTTAATAGTATCAGGTAATTTTTCTCCATATACAATATTTAAAGTAACATTGTTACCTTTTCCTTCTTCACCAAAAGTTTTTACATGCTTTTCTAATATTTTTTTAAATTTTTCATTTACTTTTTTTAGTTCTGCATTATAGTCATCTACACCTCCTTCTTTTCCTTTAAATTTATTTTTATATAAATCTAACATTTGATTTTTTATATCAAGAATACTTTTAGGAGCTGGTTCTTCTTCTGTATATTCGCTTTCTTTTCCTTTTTTACCTCTATATAATAAGTCTTTAATTGCTTCTCTTTCTAAATCAAATCTATTACTTGATTTTGATTTTTTAGCAGCTTTAGTAGCTGCTTTATCTGCTTTATCAACATCAGCGTCAAATTCTTCTTCATCTTGTTCTTTAAGAATTTTTAAAGCTTCATTTCTAATTGTTTTTCTAAGTTGTTCTTCTTTTAAAGGAGAAGGTTTTGTTTCAAAAGGAGTTGTGTAATCTTTTTTATTGTATCCTTTAGGTTCAGTCATTTGATCATCAAATTTTGGTGTTTTTAAACTTTTAGCTCTTACATCTGAAGTAACATTTTTTCTATCAAATCCATTTTGAATTTCTTGCATTTTATTTACTTCAAAATGATCTTTAAGCCAAGTTTTAAAATTTTTACCATCAATTTTACCCGCATGGTTCATTCCTGCTTCAAATTGTATTAAACCTGAATAATAAGCAGGGTGACTTTCTAAATTTTTAAGAACAGATTCTGTAGCTTTTTCTCTTTCTTCAATAGTAGATTCTGCTAGTCTCATGCATCCCATAGAAGTTAATTCATAATCCATACCTTTTCTAAATTCGTATGGATTATATTGGTCTAATCTATTACCTTCTTTTTCTTTTGAAGTTGTAGGAGTATATCCGTAAAGTTTATTATTTGCCATTTTTTATAATGTTGTTCCTTAATAAATATATATTTATTTTAAAAGGCGTTATTGTTTTATAATTTTATTATTTATTATTTTATTATTGTGGTTTATATTTAAATTGTAAATACCACTTGGTAAATTAGTCATATCTATTTGTGTTATGTTTTCTTTAGAAATTACTAAATTTCCTACCATATCATATAATTTTACATCAATTTCTTGATTTATATTTAATATATCAATTACTGGATTAGGATAAATCAATAATTCAGAAGAAGATTCTATTAAATCAATAGGCCAACCTAAATCACAATAATTATATAATTCTACACAATATGAATCCCATTGACCATTACAACATTCATCATCTACTGATATTACCCATGCAAAACATTCATTAGGTAACCAATATGGTTCTCCTGGTCCTCCACTACATCCTGCATCATAAACACATGAACCGTCATCTGTATTAGCTGTTAAACTATAATTATATGCATTTACATCAGTACAACCTGTTAATACATCTATACAAGCTCCTGAATCTGTGTTTGCTAAAGGGTCATAATTTATTGCATCTGGATCTGTACAACCTATAACAACTTCAATACATGAAAAGTCTTCTGTATTTGCATCTGCATTATAATTAAATGCACTTGGATCAGTGCAACCTTCAATTATGGGGATACATGAACTATTATCTGTGTTAGCTGTTGGATCATAATTAAACGCTGTTGAATCCATACAACCATATATAAATTCTATACAACTACCATTTTCAGTATTTGCTTCTGAATTATAATTAAACATTGTATTATCTGTACACCCATAAATTAAAGGTATACATGAACCATCATCTGTGTTAGCATTAGAGTTATAATTAAATGCTTCCTCATCAGTACAACCATATACTGGATATATACAACCATTATTAGTATTAGCATTCTCATCATAATTGTTTGCTGTAGAATCTGTACATCCAATAACTACAGCTTCACAACTATTATCTTCTGTATTAGCTTGTGGGTTATAATTAAAGGCGTCTGGATTTGTACAACCATAAACAAATGATATACAACCAACATTTGTATTTGCTGTTTCATCATAGTTAAATGCTTCTGGGTCTGTACAACCATATGCAAATTCTATACAAGAACCATCGTCAGTATTTACGTTAACATCATAATTGAATTGAGTTGGATCCATACAACCATATATAAATGGTTCACATGGATTATTTTCATCTGCTGTGTTAGCTTCTGAATTGTAGTTAAATGCTGTTTCATCTAAACAACCATAAATAAAAGGTTCACATAAATTATTATTTGTATTAACATCTACACCATTTATTCCTGTTATAGGATTACCAACACCATCATTATCATAATCATTATATGTATAAGAGTTTGGATTTAAACAACCATATACAAAAGGATAACAAGAACCATCATCTGTGTTAGCTAGCTCGTTGTAATTAAATTGATTTGACTGTGTACAACCTTCAATTACCGGTTCACAAGAATCATCATCTACATTTGCATCTGGATAATAGTTAAATGCTTCATCATCTGTGCAACCGTATACTATTTCTATACAAGAGTCATTATCTGTGTTAGCATCTTCATCATAGTTAAACGCAGCAGAGTCTGTACAACCATTAATAACAGGCTCACATGATCCTGGTTCTAGAGTATTTGCTTCTTGATCATAGTTAAATGCTAATGGGTCTGTACAACCTAAAATGGTTGGTATACAAGGATCTGTTTCATCTTCAACAGCCACTTGATTAACTGTTGCTAGTTCATTATAATTATACGCTGTTTCATCTATACAACCAAATATAGCATATACTTCACATGTTCCATTATCAAAATCTGCTTCTATTGCATTTTGTTCTATATAATTATAATATTCAATATAAGCTGCATCAGTACAACCAGGATTGTAATAACAGTCATTACTGCTTGTATTTGCTATTGGGTCAAAGTTAACCGCTTCTAAATCTAAACAACCATAAATTTTAGGAATGCAGTTATTACCACACAGAGCTTGACCTTGATATAGAAAGTTATACTGGTTATAAGAGAGTATTGGATTTGTGTAAGGGTTAGTTCCACCTTCTAATATAATATCCCCTATAGGATTAATTATTTCAAAGCTGCATTGTTCTGTTGTTTGTTGAGATTGACCAAAAGAATAAAAATAAGCTTTAACCATTTCACTGGTATTAAAATTAATTTCAGTTTCAAAAACTGTCTGATCACTTTGTAATGTAAAAGGTCCCCACCACTGATCACCTTGTGTAACTACTAAAAATGAACCTGCCCAACCATTATCAGCCCAATCTGTCAATCTTAATGTATTTGTACAATTAGGGTTTGATAGTTGTGTATTTGCATCAGGGTTAAAATTAAAAGCATCAGGATTTATACAACCAAATATTCTTTCTGTTTCACATGATCCGTCATCTTCATTAGCATAAGGGTTAAACTCTAAATACTCATTGTTTGTACATCCTTCTACAGTCTCTGGTGCACATGGTGTTACTTGACCAACATCAATTATAAGCTCTCCAAAATCACCTATACCTTCTGATATTGTATCACCACATTCTGTATATACCGCCCAAGTACCATCTATACCACCCCATTGAGCTCCACCAAGACCATCTCCATATGAGTCTTGTAACCAAAACATTATGTTAGTATTGTCATCAATACAAGTTTGATATTCTACTGTAGTACCTACTGGCACACCACAATACGTTGTGTTATCATTTACTTCTGCTAAAGGTGTTCCATCACCATACTGATCATATATTATCCAACTAGTTTCACAACCATACTGATCTACCATTATTTCAACTGTAACTAAAGTTTTACCTGGTGTACATGTTATATCTCCTCCATTACATGAACCATCGTCTGTAGTTGCTGCAGGGTTATAACTAGCTGCTTCTGGGTCTGTACAACCTGGTATGTTAATACAAGATCCATCATCAATACCTGCTTCTTCATTATAGTTTAGTGCATTTGGATCTGTACATCCATAAATAAAAATACAAGGATCTACCTGCCATGTTTCTCCTACTACAGCATTTACATTTACACCTGGAGTATTTGTATTAGGGTTTCCATCTGCTTCTGCTTGTGTTGATACTACATAGATTAATGTTGTAGGTGAATTACAACCTCCACCATCAAAAGCCACAGCATCTATAAACCATTGCTGTCCATTATCACCAACATATATTCTTGCACCAATTTGTAGAATATCTTGATATTGTAAATAAAATTCGGGGTCAACTCCAAAGTGAGTATTAGTAAAGGATACCAAGTTGCATGTTGAACCTGGTGTTATAATACCTGTTGGTATATCTGCTGCAAGTGGATTATAATTAAACGCAAACTCATTTATACATCCGTAAACATATGTACAACTACCATCATTAATTAAGGCATCTTCATTAAAGTTTTCTGCTAATTCATCTGTACAACCTTGTAAAGGGGGAGCACAAGGTGCTATTGTTAAAGTATCTACTAAAGATATTGGTCCACTAGGTTCTGTTGTTAGTAGTGAATCTTCGTAAAAAGCACCCTCTACATACATTAAACTATCTTGACAAGCGTTGCTTATTGAAAACCATCCGTTATTGCCACCCCAAAAAGATCCAGCTAATCCATCACCATAAGTATCATTTAATGATATAATGTATTCACCTGCTGGTATACTTATTACAGTATCATGTAAAAATTCTGGTAATAAGAACGGTTCATTTACAGCTATTGCAGCACCACTAATATCATACAACTCCCATGATGTTTCACTAGGATACTGATCTGTTTGCAATTGTATATGTATCCAAGACTCTTGTGAAAACAAGAGAGAAGGGGCTAATACAAATATAATTAATATTTGTATAAATTTATTCATGTTTTTAGTATTTGCTTAAAGTCCAAGTACCATACTCTATCTTCACAGTTCCAGCACTAGCAGTACCTTTTACGAGTATACCGTCATGAACACAGAAGAAACTAGTTTCTCCAGGTCCAATCTTTAAGGTGCTAGTAGAACCAAATGTTACAACTAAAAAGTTAGTTGCATCTGTGTTATGTATATACATATATAAACCATCACTAGCTGTAGCTCCAGAAGGTGCTGTAGCTATTGTAGTAATAGTTGATATAGATAAAGCTCCTGTTTGTGTAGCAGGATTTTTTACGTTAGCTATTTTAGATGTACTAAATCTTGCTCTATCCGTTGCTATACCAGAAGTTGATAATTGAATTACACTTGTTAAAGTTCCCATTTCTTATAATTATTTTTTATTAATACTTGTCAAATGTCCAGTATCCGAATTCAACTTTGCATTCAGCAGTGTCAGCTCTTAGTGCACATGCATTATTGCTGTGTACACAAAATAAGTTAGCCTCTCCTGGACCCACTCTTAGCAATTCATTACCTCCTAATTTTACCTTTACAAAATTAGTTGCATCTTTATTGCATACATATACATATGCTGCTGCATCAGAAGCAGGAGTAACAATATCTGTATCACCACCTGTTGCAACAGTTGCTGTACTAGTTTGAATAGCAGGATTTTTAACATTAGCTATGTTAGAATAGGTTATATTCACACCATCTTTAGCCACACCACTTGTTGAAAGTTGTAATATACTTGTTAAAGTTGCCATATTATTATTTATTTATTTATTTACAATTATTTTTTACAGCATGACGTACCACACCATTTTAAACACACATAGTTAAAAGTAACTACACATAATAATTTACATAAAAATTTTTTCATTTTAAAATTTATCTAATATTAATTCGTTAATCTCTTTTTGTACTTTTTTAGGTGTTTTATCTGGACATAAACTAAAAGATATATCTCCTTCAAATCTTTCAACCTCTTCACCATCATCAAATACTATAACAGTTGGTAGTACTGTTATCTTGTTTTCTTTAGCAGCATTTGTATTAAGATCTATTCTATATACATCTGCATCCTCTATATCCTCTAACCAAGTACATTCATTTTTTGCATTCCAATCTGCCCAAAACTCTACAACTGCTACACCCTCTTGGCTATCACTAAATGTTTTGTCTGTTAACATCTGTTGACCAGTGCATATATAACAAAACATTAGGCATATTAAAACTATCCATTTCATTTCATGTCATCTATTTTATCCTCTATCCTTATAAGTCTATCTTCCAATTTTTTTACATTCTCTTCTGTGTTTTTAATTGATAGTCTTATGTTCTCATCTTTCATCTGAAACTCCATCCTAGTAACTTCAGGATCAGGAGGAGCTGGTAACTCTTTAGCTTCAGCAATATCTGCTTGTAATACAAACCACATACTTACTAGCGTAGTAATTAGAAAACCTATTCCACCAAGTGTCTTTAGACTTATCTCAAACTTTGAATCTTCTGATAGTTCTTTTGCCATAATCTATGTTGCTGAAAATATTCCCCACTCTAATATAGGTGTATTAGCTGCTGCATGCGCTTTTAAACTAACACCTGCTTGCCAAGGGAAAAAAGCCCATTGACCTGCTGCTAAAGGTATAGTTGTTGTACTAGCTGATAACTCTATAAAAATTGTTTCTGAAGCATGTGCATTTCTTAGATAAACCATGGTTCCTGCATTATAATCACCAGAACTTATTACTGTTTCTCCTGCTGCTGAAGTATCATTAATTGATCTACTTTTTATACCTCCAGCTACTATGTTAGTTGCAGTTAAAGTTTTATCTACAGAAATAGGATCAGAAGTTATTCCTGAAATATCTATTTTTACTTGTGCTGTTAATGTTGATGCCATATCTATATACTTATTTTATTAATTGTTATGTTGCGGAAAATACTCCTATCTCTAATACTAAACTAGCAGAAGAATATGCTTTTAAATCATGTGAAACAGCATTCCAAGGAAATACTGCCCATTGACCTGCACTTAAAACTATAGAAGCATGTCCACCATTTGTTTCTATATATGCAGTTTCACTGCTGCTTGTATTCTTTAAATAAATTATTGCACCAGCATCATAATGTGTTTCATACAAAATTTCTACTGCTGCTCCTGATCTAACATCAATAGTTTTACTAATAATACCTCCTGCTGCTACAGTTGGAGTCATTGTAACATCTAGTGCCATATCATCAGAATTTATTCCTGAACATGTTAGTTTAGTTTGCGCGGTTAAAGTTGCCATATCTTATTTTTTATTTATTATTCAAAAATTAACATCCATTCAACCTGTGTAGTTGCAGATGTACATTTTACATTTATATCTTCAGTTCCTTGCCAAGGTATAAAAGCCCAATCATCTGGATCTAAAAAACCTAAACTTTTAGATCCCCCTATAGTACCAAGAGTTATTTCTACTTGCGTAGTATGACCGGTATCTGTATTCTTTATATATAACTTATGAGCTTTTGTATCTGTATAACTAGCAGCTGCCAATAGTTGAGTTTCTGTTGCTGCTGCAAATGTTCTTCTAGCTAAACCAGTTGTATCTTCCAAACCATCTGAAGTTCCCAACTTAGTTAATGTTGCTGTATCATCAATAGCTAATACAGAAGTTAATAAACTTCCGGCTGCACTATCTAATTTTAATTGTGCTGTAATTGTTGCCATGTTAAATATTTATTTATATTGTTCCTCCTTTTCTTTTACCTGATCTTCTCTTACTAAGATCTACAGGTTTAGTTCTACCTTGGTTTATTAGGTTTTCTTTTGAGGTTTTGAGTTTCATGCTTTCAATAGTATTCTTAAGCATGATGTTTTCTGTAGCCACTGCGTTTAATGCATCTCCTATTAATGAATCATTCTTATCCATAATCTGTTGATTATAGAGCTCCATTGCCATCTTTTGCATTTCTTTTCTATTCATAATTATAAACTACTTGATATTATAATATACTAAAAAATTATCATTTTTAAAATTAACTTATAGTTATTCCGTACTTCTGTGCAAAATATATATTTAAATCTGCCATTTCATCATCAGTTATTGCTCTATTATAAATCATTATTTCATAAATTCCTCCTTGCCATGCATTAGTTGTAGCTCCGGAATCTCCTGTATTCATTGCTCCTATACTAATAGCAGCTGATCCACTTCCACTATCAGAGCTTGAATCAAAGTGAAAAGTTAATGCTTCTGGAGTTTCAGTATCTGTTTGTGTAGTACCATCTATTTTTAATATAAAACCATTAGTTTCATTTTTAGATCTTGAAAATAATACATGTGGATTTGTATCTAATTGACCATTTGTTTCAATTTCATCAGCTAAAGAGTCTCCAAGATAAAGTATTTTGTATTTATCTGGAGAATTTCTATCTTTCATTCCATAAAAAGTAGCATTGTCACTAGAAGTTCCATTAGCATAACCGAACATTTCTAATGAAAAATCATTACTTGTATCTATATCAGCATCATCATGTTTTAAAACCTGTATTAGAGTAAAGTCTCTCATATCCACAACTACATCAGAAAATTTATTAACTGCTACACCCCCATCAAGATTAGAGTTACCACTATTAAAATATCCAGATCTAAGACCTTTAGTATTGTCTGAAGCATCATTTGCAAATTGGATATAAGGTTGTCCTCCTGATCCACCAGTTTTAAAAGTTGCACCATAACTACTTCCTGCTGCTGATGAGCGTGCAAAATATCCTAATACATTTCCATTTGCATCACCATTAGCTAGATTACGTGCCCATTCTACAGGATCATTATTAGCACTAACTGTACCAGTACCATCTCTATCTTGACGTAGGCTGCTTGCATTAGTGAAATCATACCAAAGAACTAAGTCAGATACTGATGAAGGGTCATTAATTACATGACTTTTAGATATTGATGTACCTATACCAATCATAATTATTTTTTATAAGCTATACATGAACCACTTTCTAAACTTACTGTATTAAAGTTTCCATATATAATTGTTCCATTTGGTATAGTAAAATCTGCATCAAAGTCTGTCATGCCAGAACCAAAAGCACAATCACTAACATCTAATTTTGCAGAATTTATTCCTTGTATTGCATAATATCCTGCTGTATGTTGAGCTGTATCATTGATAAAAGTTGCTCCTTGTTTAGCATAACCTTGTATCATTGTGTCTCTTAAGACATCAATCATCATTTTAAATTTAGGATCTGCATTTAATCCTGAAGGTGAATTTGCCATAGTATTTATTTTTTTTATATTTGTATACTATTATAATATACAAAAAAATATAACCAATTAAAAATGACAAATATGAAAAGATTTACTTTTGGAATTGAGATGCTTTCAGAATCACCTTTATTAGGAATATACGTGCAACAATGTGAGGTACAGTTTGTTAAGAAGTGGGAACCTGCAATGATAGTATCTTTTGGGTTTTTATTTTTTACTATTTCTTTCACATACTTGTATCCTAAGTCATAATTTTTAATTATATTATAATTACCTGTTCATCTCAGGTGTCTACATTTATTAACTATTAAATAACTAAAAAATGGAATTGAATAACAAGATCCTTAGTGATATCACTGTCTATATGAAATACGCAAAATACTTACCGGAGTTAAAACGTAGAGAAACTTGGGAAGAGCTAGTAACAAGAAACATGCATATGCATATTAAAAAATATCCTAAATTAAAAAGTGATATATTAGATGCATATACTTATGTTTATGATAAAAAGATCTTACCTTCTATGAGATCCATGCAGTTTGCTGGCAAGCCAATAGAGATAAGTCCTAATAGAATATATAATTGCGCATACCTTCCTATAGATCATGTAGACTCATTTAGTGAAACTATGTTTTTGTTACTTGGTGGAACAGGTGTAGGTTATTCAGTTCAACAACATCATGTTGATAAACTACCATTAATAAATAAACCATACAAAAAAAGAACTAGACGTTATTTGATTGGTGACTCTATTGAAGGTTGGGCAGATGCAGTTAAGATTCTAATGAAGTCTTACTTAAATGGTAAAAGTTCACGTATAGTATTTGACTATTCAGACATTAGACCTAAAGGTGCTAGACTAGTTACATCAGGAGGTAAAGCCCCTGGTCCACAACCATTAAAAGAATGCATATTAAAAGTAACAGGTATATTAGAAAATAAAGAAGATGGTGATGCATTATCTACATTAGAAGTGCATGATATAGTTTGCCATATAGCAGATGCTGTATTAGCCGGTGGTATTAGACGTGCTGCTCTTATCAGTCTGTTTAGTGCTGATGATAGTGAGATGATTGCTTGTAAATCTGGAGCTTGGTGGGAACTAAATCCACAACGCGGTAGAGCTAATAACTCTGCAGTGCTTATGAGACATAAGATAACTAAGTCTTTCTTTATGGATCTATGGAAGAGAGTAGAGTTAAGTAAAGCTGGTGAACCAGGTATTTACTTTAACAATGATAAAGATTGGGGTACAAACCCTTGTTGTGAGATTGCTTTACGTCCTTTTCAATTTTGTAACTTGTGTGAAGTTAATGTAAGCAATATTCAGTCCCAAGAAGACTTAGAAGCAAGAGTTAAGGCTGCTGCATTTATAGGAACACTTCAAGCAGGATATACTAACTTCCACTATCTCAGACCAGTATGGCAAGAGACTACAGAAAAAGATGCATTGATTGGTGTATCCATGACTGGTATAGGATCTAAAAAAGTTCTTGCTGATTACATAGACATGAATGCTGCAGCAAAAATTGTTAATAAAGAAAATACACGTGTAGCTAAAATTATTGGAATTAAAAAAGCTGCTAGGACAACAACAGTAAAACCTGCTGGTACAACATCATTAACATTAGGTACTAGTTCTGGTATTCATGCTTGGCATAATGACTATTATGTTAGAAGAATACGTGTAGGTAAAAATGAATCTATATATGGATATCTTGCTGAAAATCATCCTGATCTTGTAGAAGACTGTGTGTTCCGTGGTCATGATACTGCTGTAATAAGTATACCTCAAAAAGCACCAGGAGGGTCTATACTAAGAACTGAATCTGCTTTTCAATTATTAGAAAGAGTAAAGAAAGTTGCAACTGAATGGGTAAAGCCTGGTCATAGAACTGGATCTAACAGTCATAATGTTTCTGCTACTATTAGTTTAAAAGATGAAGACTGGAATGATGCGGGTGAATGGATGTGGAATAATAGAGATCATTATAATGGGCTGGCTGTGCTACCTTATGATGGTGGTACCTACACTCAAGCTCCATTTGAAGATATAGATGAACATAAGTTTAATACAATGGTTACATCATTAATGGATATAGATCTTTCTAAAGTTGTGGAAGATGATGATGAAACTAATCTAATGGGAGAGCTAGCATGTGCTGGTGGTGCTTGTGAAGTCAAGTGAATTTAATCCATACTTTTACAAAGATAAAGACGGTAATATGGTTATGACCGTAGCATATCATCTAAAAAGAGGATATTGTTGTAATAGTAATTGTAGACATTGTCCTTTTAAATCAAAAGACCAAAAGCAAAAGCAGTAACTATTATTAGCACATATATATAATTAGTAACATTTATTCTCATACTAATAATATACAACTCTAATGTTAAAGGAAAGTTAAGGAATTGTGAATTAATCCCCCACCCAGAAGTTTTTTACATTATCATATGACATCCATCTGTTAAGTGCATAAAGACCTGGGAATGCATCATAGAATTCTTTGTAAAGTTTAAGATCTCCTTTCTTAGCACCTCTTTGATAGTATATTCTTTTATCTAATTCAACATCTCCTTCACCACGTAAGCTATATGATCCAATAATAAAAGGTGTTTGTACACCAGTCATTAATGCTTCAGACATTTCTTTCATCATTCTTACAGAACTAATTGGAGACTTCATTAACATAAAAGCATCTCTAGGGTTTACAAACTGGAGAAGCTCTCTTCTTTGCCTATCCATCTGATACATAAAAGCATTTTGAAATCTTTTCATTGTACCCTTCTTATCTTCGTCTGTATCATCCCACATAGCAGCAAACATTTGTCTTAACATTACTGTCATCATAAATAACATTAATTCACCTGCAACTCTGTGAAGATTTTTAACTTTCATTTCTGCCTTCTCTCCTTGTAAATCTTTCCAATCTTTAGCCGCTGTTCTAATATCTGTCATATTCTTAGCAGTATAAGTCATAAAATTCCAAAAGGTTCTATATCTACCCTCTATCCAACCTAGATTCTCATCAAAATATTCTGCTCTATATCTAGCCTTAACAGCTGGAGCAATCCATTTATGAAACTGTGCAGCTAATTGTCCTAATGCACTAGACTGTAATACCATTCTATCTTCATAAGCATAGTTACCATGTATATGTATGTTAACCTCACGTATGTATTGTCTAATATCATATCTTGCTTTATCAGACATCTTTTGTTGCTTGCCTGTTTGAAAGTCTATAACTGTATCATACCCTTCTTGTAGAGATAGTTTACCTGTTTCTTGGTTGTATTCATAAGCATCAAAAAGAGATATTGCACTTTTACTTCCATCTGGATCACCACTTTTAAATATTTTAGTAGACATAAGTATAGACATACCAACTTTAGTTTGTACATTATACTCAGCAGCATCCTGTAACATATACCCCCAACTCATAGCTTTTCTTAACGTGCTTTCTTTACCAGCAGTTTTGTTTTGTTCTCGTATATCTGCTTTATCATCCATCATTCTAAATAATTCTACAAGAGCTTCATACTTACTACCAGGTTTATACTTTTCATACTGCCCTGGACTTACCCCCATTGCATCATTAAGAAAAGTTCTACCACCCATTCTTTTCATAAAGTCTGGTATCATTCTTTGATTGAATTCTTTTGTTGCTCTTACAGCAGCTTTTCTATCATACCATCTTGCACCAGCTGTCTCTACTAAATTATTTATTCTACCAATAGCATAGTTATTTAAATTACCCCAAGGGTTAAGACCAACATATGTTAAGGATGTATAACTAATCAAACCTCTAGATATCTTTTCAAATACATTTTCTGTTTTCTGATCATCATCATAAAATACCATCTTCATCCATTTCTTTGCTCTTCTAACAATCAAAGGAGTTTCTAATCCTGAGCTACCCTTTAGTCCAGCTTTTTCCATTACACCATCTTTAAAAGTTTTAAGATCATCACCTGTTGCTGGATCATATGTTCTTCTTTCTAATACTTTTATTAATGAACTAAGAGTATCTTCTACACCTGACATGATTTCATAATTTTCAGCCATTGCACTAAACCTTATTAAACTATCAGCAAGATCTCTGCTAAGTTCAGTTGCTTCAGGTCTATTTTGCATTCTTCTTTTTTTACCCTTTAAGTCTTCAAGCTGCTGTTTTAATTTATCAATTTTAGTTTGTGTTGTTCTTGTATC